ACGAGTACCAAATGATCCACGGCCTTCAACTAAACAAACGTTGTTATTCCATGTTGCGGCCATAAGTTGGCCAGCACCAGCAGCTGATGTTTCACCGTGATTGTAACCGTAATCTGAAATGATACCAGCTACAGCAGATACTTTCTTAAAGTCTTTCTTTGAATTGAGGAGAGAAGAGTATAGATAAAATCTCTGCACTGGCTTCAAACCATCGATCATGTTTGGAATGGCACGTGACTCGACTGTATACATGGCAAAGCTTAACCATTCGTTTTTAGCCACAGCAGAGATTGGATAATCTCTAGTTCCGTCTTCTTTTGTAAATTCAAGTACGCTCATTTATAATAATTCCCATCTTTATGATTCTATACATAATACCACGATTTTCATAAAATGTAAACCATCATGCAAACATATAATCTTTACGAAGTTGACTTTCTTTACCAAACATCATCTGAAACATAGATGCATCATCAACAGTTACAGTATCATACTGAGGTTGATTAATAATCACATCGTATTCCTCTTCAGTCAACGATCCTAAACCTTTAATGTAGCGATGCTTCCAACCAGATTGATTTGATTTAAAAGCAGATGCTTCTTCATATGTGTAGAACCACTTAACTTTATCACCACTACGAGAAATCATAATCGGTGTACGTGTAATCTTAACGCGTTTTTCACTTAAAAGACGTGGCCAGAATTTATAGAAGAATGCAATTAGCAATGGACTAATATGACCAATGCCATCGTGATCTGCATCTGTAAGTGTAGCTATGTTATCATACGTAGCGTTGTCTACAGAATTAGGATTATTAATATCTAAACCAAGAACAGCTACGAGTTCTGATAATTCTTTATTCTTAAGAACATCAGCTGGTTTCATATCCCAAGTATTCATAATAACACCTCGCAATGGATATGCTCCAACCTTTTGAGCATCTCTTACTTTAAGTAAGAAACCCATAGCTGAGTCACCTTCAACAATCTTGAGAGTTGCATCTTGACGAGAAGCAGCGATGTGCTTTGCGACCTTTACTTTACGAAGATTTTTCTGAGCAAGAGTAGCTGCACGTTTATCAGCGGCAATCTTCTTTGCTAATTGTGCTTCAATAATTGGATCAATAAGATCTGGTGTATTGATAATCTTACGAGCGTAAGTTGCAAAGTCTTTACATTCCGCTGTTTCAAAATGCTCACGCACATTACTCATAGGATTAGTTAAACGCTCTTTGGTTTGTGAGTCGAATTTAGGATTAACAAAATTACGTGCAAACAATACGAAAGTGAGTCCACCTTTAATTGTGTTCTTAGCTACCTCTACTTTAAATTTGCGCTTAATCATAACCATCAATTCGTCTACAATATTATTTACGATGTAGTCTACATAAGTACCACCCATACGTGTATTAACACCGTTAACAAAAGAGTTAGTTCTGAAACCATCTTCAGATGATGTAAAGAAAAACGACACATTTTCTGATTTTTCTATTACTACTGTATCATTAAATAAAGCAGAATATTTTTTAAGATCAGAAACTTGTATCTTTCTTTTATTAAAAGAGAAACGTATTTCAGGGAAAGCCATTTGCAAACTCATTAAACGATCTTCTAATAACTCAATCGTATCTAGGTTTGATAATGAATTTGTTTCAAAGCAATCGAAGTCTGCTACAAATGAAACCTCTGTGCCTGATCCTTCTTTATCCCTGGTGCTAACTTTAATTTCTTCGCCACCGTTTTTACAAGTAACAGAAATCATATTCCCATTTGACCAAGTTTTACCAACGAATTTAGATGATAAGAAATTAGTAGCAGATGAACCGACACCGTTTGTACCAATTGTTACTCTCTCGTCGTCAAAGCTAGTACCAGCATTTACGCGAGTCCATGCAGCAACAGGGCGTAGTATTTTTTCTTTACTAGTTTCATCGTAAATTTCATCTTGAGGAATACCTCTACCATTATCAGTTACTGTAACTTGGTCTAGATTAATAGAGACATCAATCTTATTGGCATGTTTAAAGTTAGTTCTTATAGCTTCATCAATAGAGTTGTCGAGTATTTCGTCAATCATTTTAGAAAGCGCAGGAACATACTGTGCTGTTTTCCATTCTCCCTTAACAAAGCGTTCAACAACTTCTTGCGAGCTTGAACCAAGGTACATTCCTATACGTTCTCTCACGTGTTGTCTTGCTGTTAAAATTCGAAAGTCGTTTGCCATTTCAAAACTCCATTATATTTTACCAAGCCAGTGTGAGCAATCGTCACATGGGTCGTCGATCATTAGGATCGTCCTTATTGTTGTAGGTGGCATATTTATAGAATCAAAATACCACATTCTGATAAATACTATCATACTAAATCATTACTGTACACAGGAAAATAATCATGATTACAAATTACTTGTCGCCCGTTGGGTTTAAAATCAATGTGAAGCGTTTGCCTAACGTAGAGTTCTTTACTCAAAGGGTATTGATACCTGGAGTTTCATCTGGTACAATTGAAACACCGACACCGCTTTCTAATTATTATAATACAAGCGATAGACTTTTATACCAAGAATTAGATCTTTCTTTTATAGTTGATGAATCGATGGCTAATTATTATGAGTGTCTATCATGGATGGAAAGTCTTACTTCAACAGAAGACCTAGCACAATTTTCTAGACTAGCTAAATCTGATGATGGTATTGTATCAGATATTACGATTACAATACTTAACTCGCATAAGAACCCTAATATAAAGTTTACGTTCTTAAATTGCTTCCCTACAAACTTAACTGGAGTTAATTTGGATGCTGCTGCAGATGACGTCATATATCCAGAAGCATCGATGACTTTTAGATACGATAGATTTAAGTTCGAAAAATTAGGTTGACATTTTCTTCATAACAGTGTAGAATAACTCTTATATGATTCTGATTTGAGAAGGTTTATCTATGAGCACTGATGATATTAGCGAAGTTTGGGCTGCAGACGCAGTCATTGACGAAACTAACTTGGGTAATGAAGCTAAGAAAATTCCACAACTACATTCTAAGTATTATAATATGTATTACAGAGAAGCTCTTACTGTAAAGAAATTAAAATACGATTACAAAGAAATGGAATACGATAAGCGTGAATGGTTTAACGGCGATATGGCCGAAGAGGATTTGCGCGAACGTGGTTGGAAACCTTATCAAAAGAAAGTAATGCGCCAAGATATGGACAAGTATATCCAGGCAGATAAAGATATTATACGAATTAGTCTCAAGATAGACTATCATACTGAAAGAGCAAAGTTTTTAGAAGACATCGTTAAGACTATTCATGGTCGTAACTTTATAATCAAATCTATGATTGATATTATGAAGTTTCAAGCAGGAGAATACTAATGACAGAAGTAAATAACATATATGGACATCCTATGGTATATCCTAACTCTGAATTTATTAAACCTCCTATGGAGAAAGCACGAATTCGTGTGGTTGAACAAGCTACTCGTGCAGAAATAAGACTTAATCAAGTCAAGGAAATTGAAGAACGTATCGAAGAAATAAACACATTAAGACAACAAGCAGTTTTACGCTATGATCCTAACGGCAATGCTGTTGATGTTGCTTATTCAGAAGGTGAGTTTGTAGATATCGAGGTTTAATTTCCAGCCTGGCGTATACACATAAATAGGACTATAGTATACGAATTGGAGATTTTTTATTATGGAAATTGTGAATGTAGAACAGATTAATGCTGTTCATCTTCGGATTACTGCCGACTCAGGTATTAAGATGGAGCTTGAGCAGTATTTCAGATTTCAACCTAATAATTATCAGTTCTCACCTGCATTTAAGAATAGAGTTTGGGATGGTTGGATAAGAATATTCAATGCCATGAAACCTATTCTATATGTAGGATTATTTCATAAATTAAAAAAATTCTGTGAAGATAGAGGTTACGAATTGCGGGCTTCTGATCATTTACTTTTTGGCGAAGATATACCAGAAAATTATGGATATGAAATTGCAAAAGAAATAAATTGCAAATTTGAACCAAGAGATTATCAAAACAAATATATTGTAGATGCGTTAAGAGATAGTAGATCGCTTTCTTTATCTCCTACTTCTTCTGGTAAATCGCTTATAATCTACTTAATACAACAACATTACTTTAGAAATTACGACCATAGAACTCTTATTATTGTTCCAACGATTGGATTGGTACATCAGATGTATGGCGATTTCGTTGATTATGGATGTGATCCATCAATGATGTATAAAATCCAAGGTGGAATTGATAAGAATACTGATGCTCCTATCGTTATTAGCACTTGGCAATCATTGATAAAACTAAATAAAGATTGGTTCTCTCAGTTTAAAGTTGTATTAGGAGATGAGGCGCATCTATTCCAAGCAAAATCATTACAAAAAATTATGGAATCGTTAGACGAATGTTATTATAGACATGGATTTACTGGTACTCTTAAATCAGAAGAGAGTAAAACTCATAGATTAGTTCTTGAAGGTTGTTTTGGTTCTGTAAGAAAACATGTTACAACTAAAGATTTAATGGATGCTGGTACTGTTGCCGACTTTAATATTAAAGCAATTGTATTATCTCATAGTGCAGAAAATCGTAAAGCATTTAAGAAAGCTATATCTAAGATAGATAGTGCTAGTAAGAAATATCCGGCAGAGCGCGAATATTTGGTAAACCACGAGAAGAGAAACTTATTCATTCGTAATCTTCTTTGGTCTTTAAAAGATCAGAATAATTTAGTATTATTTGATTTAGTAGAAAAGCATGGTAAAATACTTGAACCTATGCTTCGCAAAGATGATCGTCAATTACACTTCATATATGGTGCAACTAAGGGCGACGAAAGAGAACGTATACGTCATTTAATAGAAAATGATCCTATTAAACAACACGATATTCTTGCATCTTATGGTGTGTTTTCGACTGGTGTAAACTTAAAAAAGCTTGATAATGTTATCTTTGCTTCAGGATCTAAATCTGAAGTTAAGGTTTTGCAATCGATAGGAAGAACCTTGAGAAAGGGTAATGATGCTGATAAAGCAACTCTATACGATATTGCCGACGATCTTAGCGTTGGAGCATATTCTAACTATACCTTAACACACTTTAGAAAAAGAGTTGAGATTTACGGCCAAGAGCAATTCGCAATGAAGATCTATACCATAGATATATAATATTATTTTAAAGGCGATAAGCCTATTATACTCGGCATTCCAAAAATGTCAACAAAAAAATAAAAAGTGTACAAATTAACAATTTCGCTGTACATTTTATATAACAACCCAAATATACGGAGGAGGCTAGTGTTCTAAAATGGCTAAAAGAGCGAAGAAGAACTATGTTAATAATGCAGACTTTCTTGAAGCATTAATACAATACAAAAAATTATGCGTTGAAGCAGAAGATGCTGGTGACGAGAAACCAAGATGTCCTGACTACATTGGTAAGTGCATCTATCAGATTGCAACAAGACTTGCAACAAAACCAAATTTCAGTGGTTACTCATATAAAGATGATATGATATCAGACGGAATTGAAAATTGCCTATTATATATGGGTAACTTTAATCCTGAAAAATCTCAAAATCCTTTTGCGTATTTTACACAAATTATTTGGTTTGCTTTCTTACGTCGCATTCAAAAAGAAAAGAAACAAATGTATATTCGTTTTAAATCTTCGCAACAGATGATTGCAACTGGTGGAACTTATGCTGGTGGAGAAGACGTTACTCTTAACTTAACAACTTCTGCAGATTATATGAATTCCTTTGTTCAAGATTATGAAGATAAGATTGCAAGAGATAAAGCAAAGAAAAAGAATGCAGATGAAGAAGTTGATATTCAAGAAGTAATTGACGAGATCGATGAAAAATGAAGATAGCTATCATCACAGATATGCACCTCGGAGTAAGAGGTGATTCAAAGATATTCTTAGATCATCAAGAACGTTTCTTTAATGAGATATTCTTTCCGTATTTAGATAAACACGAAATCGATACGGTGTTAGATCTAGGAGATACATTTGATAGAAGAAAGTATATTAACTACGTAACACTCGGAAGAGCAAAGAAGTTTTTCTTTGATCAGCTTCAATCACGGGGTATAGAATATCATGCTGTAGTAGGTAATCACTCAGTTTATTATACGAACACAAATGAAGTAAACTCAATGGATTTACTACTTCAAGAGTATGAAAACTTTAATATATACAGAGATGAACCAGTAGAATTGACATTTGGATCAACTAATGTTATTATGGTACCGTGGATCACGAAAACAAACTCAGAAACATCTTTGGAAGCTATACGAAATTCTAACGCTCATATATGTATGGGCCACTTTGATATCGTTGGATTTGAAATGTTGAAAGGTGCTATATGTGATCACGGCTTATCTAAAGAGTTGTTTACTTCTTATGAACAAGTTTATTCTGGACACTTCCATCACCCATCTGAATATGGTAATATTAATTATTTAGGTGCACCTTATGAAATGACATGGTCAGATTATCAAGGTAAACGTGGGTTTAGAGTTCTTGATACTGAAACTCGCAATCTTAATTGGGTTCTAAATCCATTTGCGATATATCATAAGATTGATTATGACGATAAGGACATGACTATCGAAGATATAGCTAATCTTGATATGACTAACATCAAAGATGCTTATATCAAAGTCATAGTTAAAAATAGAACTAATCCTTACATATATGATTTGTTCATTAATAAGTTAACAGACGGAGGTGCTGCAGACGTAAAATCTGTTGACGATTCGTTAGATTTAGAAGATAGTGGTGTAGATGATATCTTGGATGAAACTAAAGATACCAAAGATATTCTACATGATTATGTTAGATCGATAGACACTAAAGCAGACAAAGTAAGGATCAAAGAATTGATTGATGAACTATATTCGGAAGCACAAAATATCTAATGAAAATATTATTTCAAAATATTAAGTATAAAAACCTGTTATCTTCTGGCAATGCTTGGACAAAGGTTGAACTTGATAAGAATAGAACAACTCTTATTTCCGGTACTAATGGCAGTGGTAAATCTACTCTTTTAGATGCCATAGTATTTGCCCTTTACGGTAAAGCATTTCGTAAGGTTAATAAGAACCAGTTGATTAATACGATAAACGCAAAAGAAACCTTAGTTGAAGTTAACTTTAAGATAGGTAAAAATACTTTCATGATACGTCGAGGCATTAAACCAAACGTATTTGAGATATGGAAGAATGGAGAACTCTTAAATCAAGATGCAGCTTCAAAGGATTATCAAGCTTATCTTGAACAAAACATTCTTAACTTAAACTTTAAATCTTTTAACCAGATTGTTATTCTCGGTTCTGCAACTTATGTACCTTTTATGGAATTACCAACTGGAACAAGACGAGATATCATTGAAGACCTGCTTGATATTCAAGTCTTTAGTACAATGAATACATTACTTAAAGATAGAGTATCTAGTAATAAGGACTCAATTAACGAAAATAGTTATCAGATGGATCTTACGGAATCTAAGCTTGAGTCTGCAAAAGAACATAACAAGTCTATTCGTGCTATTAAGACCGAAGAGGTTGATAAGATTAAAGAAAAAATGTCTGTACATATTGATGCTATTGAAAAAGCAAAAACTATTATGAAAGCTCAAAACGCTACTTTAGATATCATTTTAGATGACATTGAAGATAAACCTGAAATGAAAGCAAAATCCGAAAAAGCTAAATCATTACGTAGAGATATTGAAAGCCAAATTCGTTCTCATAAAAAAGAAGTATCATTCTACCACGATAATGATGATTGTCCTACATGTAAACAAGGTATTGAACATTCTTTTAAAGCTAGTATCATTGTTGAGAAGGATGAGAAAATTATTGAATTAGAAGAAGGATTAGAAAAGCTTGCTGCAAAAGCAAAGACTTATGATGATCGTCTCGAGTCTATATCGGTACTTGAAGATCAAATGAGAGATATTAATCTTGCTATCGGTGACCAACGTGCGACAATCAAGGTTGCTAAGAATGCTTTAGTTTCATATAAGAATGAACTAGATAAAGCTGAAGAAGAAGTTCAAGCAGTAGATGCTTCTACAATTGAAACTCATGCTACTAATCTTAAGAAATTTGAAGTAGACCAACAAGAATTGTTTAATCATAAAGAGATCTTAACTGTTGTATCTGCTATGTTGAAAGATGGTGGTATTAAAACACGTATTATTCGTCAATATATACCCGTAATGAATAAGTTAATCAATAAGTACCTCGGTGCTTTTGACTTGTTTGTTGATTTCCAATTAGATGAAAACTTCAATGAAACGATTAAGTCTAGATTTCGTGACACTTTTTCTTATGCATCATTCTCAGAAGGAGAGAAACTTAGAATTTCATTATCAATCATGTTAGCATGGAGAGCAGTTGCAAAGCTTCGTAATTCTGTAGCGACAAATTTATTATTGTTAGATGAAACTTTAGATGGTGCATTGGATGGTGTGGGTATTGAAAATCTTATAGATACATTACATAACCTAAATTCAGATGATAATATTTTTGTAATATCACATAGAGGTGATCAGTTCGGTGACAAATTTGATCATCACCTTAACTTCAAAAAGGTTAAGAACTTTAGTGAGATATCAAGCTAGGAGAAAAAATGCGTCATTCTATCGAAGATCTAATTAAAAGAATAGGTGTAATGAAAGACAAAGCAATACTGTTACACCGTGTTAGAAACGAATTTGCTGAGATTTCTTATAAAGAATACGACCACGCAGCTTGTAATGCATTGATAGAAGACATACAAGCTATGGCCCTAAGTATCGCAAATGATAAAGAGGGCGACGAAATCATTACAGAGATGGAATACAAGAAGTAATTGTTTACAAACTCGTACTTTAATGGTACTATCATTCTATATTATGAATAAGGAATCCCATGTCTAAATTTTACACATCAGTCGAACGTTTCGGCAACAATATCCTTTGGCGAGGTTATGAGAATGGCAAAAGCTTTTCTCGCAGAGTTAAGTATCAACCAACACTATTTACAGGAGTAAGGCACGATACTAAATACAAGTCTCTTAGTTCTGGAAAATATCTAGAGCCCACTAAGATGGACTCGATGCGTGATGCAAAGGATTACATTGAACAATATAAAGATGTGCATGGTTTTGAAATAGCAGGGTCTAGTAACTATGTAGCTCAATTTATTCAAGAAAATTACCCAGGTGAAATCAAATATGATCCTTCATTGATCAATATCGTATCATTTGATATTGAGGTTGATATCGCTACAGGATACCCAGATGTTAATACTGCTGACAAAGAAATTACATCTATAGCTTACAAATCTTCGAAGTCTTCTGATTACCACTTGCTTGGCCGCAAGGGTTATGACAAAAGTAAGACTTTACTAGATCTTGATCCAGATAACATTCATTTCATGGAATTTGATACTGAGCATGCTTTACTTAAGCGCTTCAAAGAGTTGTGGATCAATAATTATCCTGATATCGTTACTGGTTGGAACGTAGAATACTTTGATATACAATATCTTATAACTCGCATGAAGAACTTATTCGGTGAAGAATGGGTAAAAGATCTATCACCTTGGCGTAGCATTAGACCAACAGGCCGAGAGTTCTATGGTAAAATGCAAAACACATATGAGATTTCTGGTGTCTCTATCATTGACTATATGGATTGCTTTAAGAAGTTTGGCTATAAGTATGGTCCGCAAGAGTCTTGGAAGCTTGATCATATTGCTAACGTTGTATTAGGTGAAAAGAAATTAGATTACTCTGAGTATGGTAACCTTAACGCGTTATACGAACAAAATCCACAACTATATCTTGACTATAACCTTAAAGACACGTGGTTAATCCAAAGATTTGAAGATGAAACCTCACTACTCCAACTCGTTATGACTGTCGCATATGGCGGTGGTGTAAACTATAACGATGCGTTTGGTACAGTTGGTATTTGGGAAACAACTTTATATCGCAAACTTATGAGCGAAGGCCGTGTTCCACCAGTCAAAGGTGGCCCAGGTCAAAGAGCTGGCGATCTTGTAGGTGGTTATGTTAAAGATCCACGTGTAGGTATGCATCCTTGGATCGTATCATTTGATCTTAACTCTCTGTATCCGCACTTAATGTTACAATATAATATGTCTCCCGAAACTTATTTGTCAGAAGAACGAGATCATGTTACACAAGATATGGTATTGAATGGTCAGTACCAAAGTAATAGAGAAGATATGTCTGTATGTGCTAATGGTGCTTGTTTTACTAATCAATTCCAAGGTGTAATTCCTAGCATCATTGATGAATACTACGGTAATCGTAAGATCATCAAGAAGAAAATGCTTAAAGTAGAGCAAGATCTTGAAGATGCTACTGATCCTGCACAGAAAGAATTGTTAAAGCGTGAAGCAAACCAATTACATAACTCTCAAATGGCTATCAAAATTGCTATGAACAGTTTGTATGGTGCTACAGCAAATATCTACTTTCTATACTATATTAACGACATGGCCGAAGCTATTACTACATCTGGTCAATTGTCTATTCGTTATGGACAGAAAGCAGTTAATGACTATCTAAATAAAATATTAAAGACTGATAAAGACTATATCGTTTATATCGATACAGACTCTATCTATGTTGATATGGCACCAATCGTAGAGAATGCCTTTGGTACTGTTGATGTTGACCGCAAGAAAGGTGAAGAGTTTCTTGACAAAGTTTGCCAGATGAAGATTGAACCAGTGTTAGAAGCTGGTTATATCGAACTCGCAAAGAAGATGGGTGCGTATCGTCAAGCTATGCAAATGGCACGAGAAAAGATTACTGATAAATCTGTCTTCATCGCTAAGAAGCGTTACATTATGAATACTCTTAACTCAGAAGGTGTACACTATGAAGAGCCAAAGATATCAGTTACTGGTTTAGAGTCAGTAAGGTCTTCGACGCCTGAAGTATGTCGTGATAAACTTAAAGAATCTTTCAAGGTTATTATGAACGAAGGTGAAACAAAAACTCAAGAATTTATCGCAGACTTTAAAGCAAAGTTCTTTAATCTTCCTGCTGAAGACATTGCAAAGAATTCAGGCACAGACAACATAGATAAATATCGTGATAGAGGATCAGGATCTCTATACAAAAAAGGCTGTCCTATGCATGTTCGTGGTTCGATACTTTATAACCACTATCTTAGACAAAACGGCTTAGATAAAAAGTATGATAGTATTAAAGGTGGAGACAAAATAAAGTTCGTATATCTAAAAACGCCTAATCCAATACGAGAGAACATCATATCTTTCCCTGGTGTCTTACCTCCAGAACTTGGGTTAAACAAATATATCGATTACGAAAAACAATTCGACAAAGTATTCTTAAGCCCTTTGCAAGCTATTCTAGAAGCAGTTGGTTGGAATGCTGAACACGTCAATACGTTAGAAGATTTTTTTGCTTAGGAGTAATCATGAATACCAAAACCAGAATAGAAGAAGTTACTAAGGCTCACAAACATCAGCACTCTATTGTTGAAACATTAGAAGCCGAAAAAGCACCAGAAGAAACAATAACAAAAGCTAAGATTGTTAAACTAAAACTTAAGGATGAGTTAGAGTATCTGTATAAGCTAAATGATTGACATTTGATCTTACGCATGTTAGAATACTAATAAGTTATGAAAGGAATATACTATGAGCGATTGGGTAAACGACATCTATATGATGCATAACCGGTTTGGTGTACGCAAATGGTTTGATGAAAACAAAGATAATAAAGACTTGATGGATAAGTACCTTAAGTTTCGTTTGTCTATGTGTAAAGAAGAACTTGATGAAACACTCGATGCAGTTGAAGCAAAAGATCCAGAAGAAATCGTAGACGGCTTAATTGATATGTGTGTATTTGCTATTGGTACATTAGATGTATTCGGCGTAGATGCAAACGAAGCATGGGATCGCGTATACAAAGCTAATGTATCGAAAGATGTCGGTGTTAAAGAAGGTAGGCCGAACCCTTTCGGATTACCAGATCTTATTAAGCCTGAAGGTTGGGAAGCACCTAATCACGATGGTAATCACGGAGATTTAAATAAGGCAGTATAGCATGTTAGCGCCATACAGGGTGTGACAAATTGGCTTTATCAAGATAAATACTCTTGTATAGTTTACAGGAGGTCCCACAATGTGCACACCGTTTGTACGTAAAGAAGCCAATCGTCTTAACTGGTTAATTAAAGGTCAGCTAATTAATAAATCCGAAAGTGATAAGACTGTAGAACAACTTTATGATAGTTACTTCAAAAGACTTTGGAATAATACAGAAAGAAGTGAGTATGGTATGATTGGATTTGAACAAGCATATAAAGCTCGCGAAGCAGAAGTACTAAACGAAGAACTATATTACGTTGCACATAGAGGTTACGATTAAAGGGTTTACATCACCTTAAATATATATTATACTGATTCTATAATATAAAAAAGGAATGAAAATCATGTGGAACCCAAATAAATCATCATGGGGATGTACTTCAGAAACTAAGCCTCTCGTAGATATGCTTGGTGAACTTGTCCCATTCGAAGGTCAAGTTGAATCGCCTCGTAAAAATCGTGCTCTTGAGAAATTTCGTAAAGCTCAGAACGTTGTCTATGATGTATTCAATAACGCTCTATGTAATCGCGGTTCAGAAATCGGCAGAGTTCTTGGCGTTAAAAAGCGTGACTTAGCTTTACCTTATGGATATTATAACAAAGGTAATTGGGATCAAGTAGAGCATTTGATCGAAGAAGCTTTCACACCAATCGTTATGGCTGCAGCTAAAGAACAGGGAATAATCTCATAATGTTTACAATTATTAGATCGATTGGCAGAGAGTCAGTAGCTATTGCATCTCGTATAGAAGATGCTTTAGCACTGATAACAGCAAATGATAAGGAACCGACAGGCACTTATCAGATAAAAGACGTTTATCACAAATCATATTTTGACGAGTTTATAATGGAATATAAAGGTTATTCTTTAGTAAACGATATATACGAAGATGATGATTGTGTAAAGCAACATTATCAAATCGGAAAATACGATAGCGAATATGTTCAATATCCAAAAAGCCTAGAAGGCTTATCAAGTAACTCTTATGCTTCATTTGAAGAAGCTTTAAAAGTGTTTCAAAACACTGTTGACACTTTAACAGAATCAGTGTAGAACAACTACATCAACTTTAACAAAGGAAATAATATTATGAAAACGCAATTCAATTCAGAAAGACAATCAACTGCTTATCAGTTTACTGTTAACATGATTAACGGTAAAGTTGCACCTGAACACCAGGCAGCTATTGATGGGTTGAAGCTCGTAGTCAAGATGGGTAATCTTGCATATGACACTGATGCTCCTCAACGAGTTAAACTTCAAGGTCGTGGACCTCGTGCAAATATCTCTGAAAAAGTAAAAGGTTATCGTCGCGGTTATGATTGTTCTCTTCCATTAGCTTATGCTACGCATGCAGATGTGTACGTGTACGCGCGATAAAAAGGTTGACATTTGAGCTTATACGTGTTAGAATAGAATCATCAAACAAAGGAATTGTATAATGAATCTAGAAAAACTCCAAACACTTGATAAGCTCGAAATCAACCAAGCACGCGAAGTAGCAATTTCCATGCTGGGTAAAAAGACTAAACCTTTAGTATTACAACAACTGAAGTTGGACATTCAAAATGCACCGACTTCAGTTGAAGTATCTCGCATTATGTGGCAGGTTTATCTTTCTGGTACAGGACTCGGCACGATTGGTTCCGCTTGGAAAAAGCATTATAACACAGCATGATATCTAATTTAAAATTACCTGAAGCGCTCGTTATCGAACTAAACGATGACGAGCTTTCTTACATTAAAACAATGGCACAGGACATTTATGATGTCCCTGCAAAAAGACGAGGCCGCACTCTTGAAACAGTGATGGCACACACGACTGCAGGTGTTATACTTGAGTTCGCATTAGAACGTCAAGGTGCAGTAAAAAATACAGCAGAATTTGATCATACTATACCAGACTCACATAATTGGGATGTTGAGTGGAATGGTATGCGGTGTGAAGTAAAGAATGCACAAGATCCAGGTAAAATGCCTGAAGGTTTTGAAATGAAATGGTTAACTATGTCTAATTATATGGGTAATAAGTTGGCACGTAATCGTAAGCTATATCCAGAATGTGTTGATGTAGTGATATTTGGTTGTTATTCAAAGGTAGCAGAAAATACTTATGATGTACGTTGGAGATGTGTAGCACCTTTTGATACTATACGTGAAACGCTTGCTCCTTGTAATCCAGATTACGATAACAATTGGACAGAAGAAGTTGATGGATCTAAGAAACTTAAATTCTTCTATAACCACAGAAAAGAAACCCGTTGTATATATAATCATAACTTATAAAGGAGTCAGACGTGCAACTTGAAACAAGACCAAATTATGATTGTTACGTAGATTACTTCTGGCCTAAATCTAAATGGTTAGAAGAAAATTGTTTAATCGGTGATCTCGATTATCTTGGGCCCGAGGCCGATAAAAATATCAATGATCCATTAATGCAAAATATTCCAGCTTATAATTGTGTGTCTCGTACATACGAAGGTTTTAATAATGTTAATCAAGATATAAATTATGGAACAAACCAAATAGTATTTAAGAAAAGACCAGTAGATGTACAAGAACGTGTTAAAAATTATGTAACAGACAAATGGTCTTTACTCGAATATGTTTACGCCTATTATGTTCATCGTAGTACTGGCTCTGGTTTTTATGCCGGCAAGGATTGGCATGGATATCATCATTCTATTGTATCTCATTTTGGTTTATTAGAAACTGCAGATGAAATGGCAGATCTAATGAAGGTTTGGAAAGCTGCTGATAGAAAAATGTTTTCTACTATTGGTAACCAAAACCCAACTCCGATAAAAGGAATGAATTTACCAGAACACATTACGAGCTTCGGTTTAGATCTTATGAAACAATTAACTGAATGGCTAAAAGAAAATTTAGCTATGAATAATGGTGCTCCTTTAGATCAGAAAGAATTAACTGATAGACTTAATCAGAAGAATATAGATAGAGGTATTCGTCGTTGGAACTTTCCTTATGCTCAAATGATTGCTGATATTGCTACATACCACCCAGAATACGTTGATCCAAATTCTAGTTTATATTGTGGTAATAACGCAAGACAAGCAATTGAACAAATGTTTCATAAACCTAAAGGAATGAGTCAAGTAGAATATCACGATTTAGCACTTGCAGATCTTACAGAAAAGCTTGGTACAAGTGCTGTTGCGCATGAAGATACTTTATGTATTTACGTAAGGTTTTTAAATAATCTTGATCGCTCAGGCAGAGGCTTAAGAAATGCTTCTGGATATTATATGATGGATAAAGACGACAAGCCAATGTATCCAGATATATGGAGGCCTGCTGCATTAGAAAAGAAAGTAAGTAGTTCACACTCAGTAATGGAGTTTCTAGCATGAAAACATTTGCACAAATAGTATTAGAATATAGACAGCATAGACGTTATATTCTTGCAGCATTAAAAGCACAAAAAGAAAAAACTTAGTATACATTTGAAGAATTACATGATAGAATATATCAATGTAATACACACGGAGACTTTATATAATGAAATACGACAATAACAAACCACCAATTCATCTTGTACCTACAGTAGCTATTGAAGCTGCAGCTAAGGTATTTGCTTTTGGTGCAGCCAAATATTCTGAAAACAATTGGCGTGATGATATTAATACTACTGAATGGGGCAGATCTTATTCTTCTCTTCAGCGTCACCTCATGGCCTATTGGGATAAAGAAGATATTGATCCAGAATCTGGTCTTCTTCATTTAGACCATGCATTAACTCAGCTAATGATCCTTCGCGTAGCTTATGATGAAGGCAAAGATATGGATGATAGATATGAAACAAAATAATGTAAGTAATATTCGTGAATACTTCTTTAACGAACTAAGCGATAAGAATTTTACCATCGACAAAACCGGTGCTAAAACAATTGAAATGTTAGGTGCATCATTTATTGCTGATGAACCAGCTATCTTTGGCACACCTGTTAAATCTTATATTGATGCAGAGCTAGCTTGGTATGAAAGCGGTTCTACTAATATTATGGATATTCATGGTTTAGATAAAGATCCGCCTGCTGCTTGGCAATATGCTGCTAATGAAAACGGTGAAATCAATTCAAACTACGGACATCTTGTAGACTCTCCAAAGTTTTATAATCAATATTATAGTGCAATTGAAGAGTTGATTGCTAATCCAGATAGCCGTCGTGCTCAGATGGTTTATAATCGTCCATCTATTTGGGTTGAATACAACGAGAATGGTAAATCAGATTTCATTTGTACTAATGCGCAAACGTTCTATATTCGCGATAATAAGTTGCATATGGTATCACAAATGCGTTCAAACGATGTAGTCTTTGGTTACAAGAATGATTATGCGTGGGCTCAACACCTTATGGATAGAGCTATTGATAATCTAAATGAAGAAGGACATAACCTTACAAAAGGTGATCTTACTTGGCAAGTAATGAACTTGCACGTGTACGAGCGTCACTTTAATTTAGTGGAGTAAACGTGAGCAAACTAATAAAAATTACAGACATACTAGAAACCAAACTTCGTAAAGAAAAAGAAATAGAATTTTACGAAGGTGAAATTAAAAAAATTCGACAGAAAATGATGTTCTTACAAAAGGACCTAGACTTAACAAAGCTCATAATATCTATTATTGAGAAAGAAAAAGTTTACGATATAAAAGAAAAAATGGAAACAAGGATGATATCCGATGATTGATGATTACGAACCATACGATCAATATATGAAAAGAATGTACAAACAATACCCCGTAGATAGTTTCTTAGATCCTAGTACAACTAAATGGCCAATTCGTTTCATGAATATGGCCAAAATGGTTTCTACGTGGAGTAAGGACCCTTCTAGTAAAATCGGTGCTGTAGCAGTAAACGATGAAAGAAATATTCTAGCGACAGGATATAACGGGTTTCCAAAGGGTATTGCTGATACTGATGATAGATTAAATAACAGAGCTGAGAAATATCCTCGTATTGTTCATGCAGAAATGAATGCTTTGATGAATGCTTTATATAATGGCGTATCATTAAAAGGAGCAACTCTTTATGTTTATGGATTACCGGTCTGTTCAGACTGTACTAAATGTGTTATTCAAGCTGGTGTAAAATCTCTCTGGATAATGTTACCTTCAGACTCTACCCCCGAAACATGGACTGATATGTGGAATAAGCAATCTAGGCCGATGCTAATGGAAGCTGGTGTAGATATCTATGGCTTGAAAGAAGAAGAATTGGTTTAATGCACCGAAATAGCGATGCTCAATGGGTAAAGATGAATTTCGATATTCCTTGTTACGATATAGAACAAGAATACCTATCAGTCAAAGAAGAATTAGTTATCAATAGACCGCAAGATGGTCATAAGGACTGGTTTGCAGCATCTTTATTCATTAAAGACAATATTACAGAGGTAGGATTAAAATGTACTAAGACCGTAGAGTTCATCAAATCATTACCATATGATAGACTAGATGACGTTAGATTTTTAGTTATAAAACCTGAGGGATATATTGCTGAACACAGCGATGTTCCAGAACACAATTGGCTAGATACTCTTAATATGTCAATTTCATATCCTAATGGAAGTAAGTTCATTCTGAATGGAGAAGAAGTACCATACCATAAAGGTGCAGCATTTGTTTTGAATGTACACTATTCTCATTGGGTCGAAAATAAATCTGACGAAGAAAGATTGCATTTGATAATACACGGAAAAAAGAAGAAAGAGTTTTGGAATGACATTATTGAAATTAGAATGTAGTATCGATGGCAACTAATTTAACTGATATTTACACCGGAGTAAAAAAGGACGATGCTAATAGAAGACAGAATGATTTTTATCCAACACCTCCTTTGGCAACATTCGTTCTAGGAAAGTATTGTAAACCGCCAAAAAATATTGTTGAGCCTTGTGCTGGCCGTGGTAATATATCTAAGCAACTTCAAAGAATGGGTCACAGCGTAACTAGTTATGATTTAAACTCTTATGATAATTGCTTGACTGAAGTCCACACACCTTATGATGCAATGGAACTGCAACCGCAATTTGCAGATGGTGTTGTGACAAATCCTCCTTATCACAAAGATTTACCAAGAAAACTAGCAGAGAAATTCATATCTGAATATGACTATACTGCAATGTTTTTACGTATTACATTTTTAGAGGGTAAGAAGAGAAAGAAATTGTTTACAAATAATCCTCCTAGTGATATAATCTTTTTATCTGATAGAGTTAAATTCAGTTCAGATCATATAGAACCTATCGAAAAAGAAGATCAGATAGGTGGTATGATTGCTTATATGTGGATAGTATGGGATAGAAGACATTCTTGGTCGGGCCTTACTAAAATGCAATGGGTTACTCTAGAAAATGAATACGAAGAATTTAGAAAAACTGTTTAGGAGAATATTATGAAATCAGCAATGGCATCGCCTTTTGTTCCCATATCTTTTCAATTGCCAAACCATAGAGCTGCGCAAGGTGTAATTTATGCGGATATGATTAGTCATTACCTTGATGTTGGTGAAATGAAAATTATTATGTCTAAATCTTCTGTTCAGGGTGCGGCCGCAAAAGAAGCAGCTAAACAAGAAGATTTTAATCAATACGACAATCTTTATATCTATCATGGTAATGATCGTAAAGAAGGTGCAACAGATATTAATTTCTTTGGAGGAACAAAAGGTTTTCCTCATGCATATAACATTCGTAATATTTCCAGATTTAAAGGTCAAGTCTATTCATTAGAATATGATATGCCAGATTATGCATCAATGTTAGAATATAAGCTTAACGCTATGAAAGCAAAAGAAGGTAATCTTGATTCTGTAGTTCCAGAGTTTAGAGAAGTAGATTTAGATAATCTAAGAGAAATGCAGAAGAACGCTATCACTATCAAACCACAACATCCTACTTGGGATCGAATGGTTATTGGAGATAGTCATGCTATTTCAATGTATAGACCTGGTTACAATGTCAATTCAGTTCAATTTAAAACTTTATATGGTGCGTTAGAAATGGGCCTTGAAAGTTTCATAAATAGAGATAATGTTAAACATATTGAGTGTTACTTTGGTAACATCGATATTAGACACCATCTTTGCAGACAAGACGATACTAAACAAGCGATAAGAACTCTTGTTGACCGTTATGTTGAAGCTGTAGACTCTTTGGATATGGAAAGTAAAGTGATTTGTGAGTTATTACCAATCGAAAATGAACGCCGCAACTTGCCAAAATCTGGCATGTATAAAGGCACAAAGTTCTTCGGCTCTTGGGCTGAGCGTAATGATGCACGCTTATATTTTAAAGAATATGCTATGAGTAAGGTTCAAGGAACAGATGTACAATTTAAGGAATGGATTACACCACATTTCTATAATGGCATAGGAGAACTTGATTTTAAAGCAATGGAAAGTCCAAAGTCTGTCCATCTTTCTAGAGAGTTTTATCCACATTGGCAAGGCAAAGAATATAATGATATCGAAGAAAATACTATAGAAGATTTCTTTTCGTGAAGCACGCCACTATTATACCCTTAATAGGTGGTGAAGCTCTTGCATCTACAGAAGTATTTGGTTCAAAGCCAGAGTATATTTTATCGTATGAAGCATTTAAAGATAATGAACAACATCTTTTGAATTATTGGGAAAATAAAGTTCCTTATTATATTCTCGATAAGGGCCAATCTCCTGACTTAAACCAGAAAATAGATGTTGTATCAAGTGTTTGTCCGTGTGCAGGTTTAAGTACTATGCATCATGCTCACGGCGAAACAAACGAGAATAACCAATGGATGGAGCTAAGCGCAGAGTATATTCTTTCTAATGTAAAGCCAAATGTATTTTGGGGAGAGAACGCTGCATCACTATCTGGAAAGATAGGCGAGTTTATGCTTAATAAGCTTAGACAAATCGGATTAGATAATGGTTATTCGATGTCTTTATATCTTACTAAAAATATTAAACATGGTGTTCCTCAGTTCAGAAAGCGTACATTTTATTTCTTTTGGAAGAAAGACATGTTCGGTGAAAAAACTCCTGTTCTGCACTTTTATAATAAACCTCACAAGAAAATAGAAGATATTATTAACGGTGTAACATCAAATACTCAAATGGATGTGATCAATAAGAAAATTCCTTCTAAGGATGATCCTTACTATCGTTACCTTTTAGAAGAAGTTCATGGTGGGATTACTCATAGAGAATATCATGATATAATGGTAACAAAAAACGTAAGGGCAAATGACGCTGAATGCGCGATTGAACGTGCAGGTCATGACTATAAAAGAATAGCTAAATGGATGGGTGATAACGGATATCATAGAGAAGTTCCAAAATGTGAACGTAAATATGAAAAGCTTCAGGCTGGAGGCAATCTTATGAGAAGAGGAACAATGGTTCCTAAAGATTATATTGGAGCTTTCGTTGGTCATTACCCAAAAATGTTAACTCATCCATACGAAGATAGATATATAACTATTCGAGAAGCAATGACTATTATGGGTTTGCCTCAAGACTTTGAGTTGTTAGATCCAAAGAATTCTATCAATCACATCTGCCAAAACGTTCCTTACGAAACAGCAAAGGATATGGCTACTGAGATTAAACACGTATTCGAAGGAAATAGACCTTGGTCAGATACAGACTTTTTGTTTCAAACGAATATAGATGAAACAACAGAACAATGGAATGTAACTGAAAATAACCTCGAAAGCTTTTTCGGTTGACATTTTATCAATACAATATACAATACGACTATGTAACGAAAGTGAGAATATGAGAAAAGATTTTATTTTAGATTTCGAAACCATCGGTAGTGATGCAAAAGTAATACCAGTTATTAATTGTGCTTACACTACATTTGAATGGGATAGGTTTGAATCCGATAACCCTTACTCTTTCCAAGAGTTAGTAGCTACAATGCAGAAATCTAAACTTGACATTAAAGACCAGATGCAGAATCACGGTTGTAAGTATACTAGCGCAGATTTGCAATGGTGGCTTGATAAACCTGCTGCACTAAGAGTTGACTTAAAACCAAGCGAAGACGATTTAAACCCAAATCAATTCATGGCAAAACTACTTGACTACTTATTAAGCTCTAATAAGATTTCTTATTGGTGGAGTAGGTCAAACACATTCGATCCCATTATTCTCGATAGAATGGCAGAGATCTCAAACAAAAAGAACCAATTAAGTGCTTACTTGCCTTATTGGAAAGTAAGAGATACGAGAACTTATATCGATGCAAAGTTCAACTTTCCAGGAAACAACGGATTTTGTCCGTTTCCTGACGAAGAAAAATGGGAAATTACATTTAACGCTCACGATGCAAAACATGATGTAGCGGCTGATATCATGAGATTACAGGCAATCACTCGAGCAGAATTAGATATGGAGTTACCTAATGGCTAATTTACAAATTTCAGTGGAAGAACTTAGAAAATACAAGATATTTGTAGGTACCCCAATGTACGGTGGTAATTGCACTGGTTCTTATACTAAATCATGCACAGACTTAGCGATGATATGCGCTGCTAATGGCATTACGATTAAGTTTTATTATTTGTTTAATGAAAGCTTAATTCAAAGAGCAAGAAATTACGTGGTAGATGAATTTATGAGATCTGATTGTACGCATCTAATATTCATAGATAGCGATATTGCTTTTGATCCAAGAGATGTTCTTGGCATGCTTGCCATACAAGTAGCAGATCCTAAAAAATATAATATTGTTACTGGACCATATCCAAAGAAAACTATAGCTTGGGAAAAAGTAAAAGCCGCGGCAGATCAAGGTAAAGCAGATGAATCGCCCTTTGAACTTGACCAATACACTGCTGATTATGTGTTTAATCCAGTCAATAAACTTAAAAGTTTTAATATGGCAGAACCTTTAGAAATCGGTGAAGGCGGTACAGGATTTATGTGTATTCCAAGAGAAACTTTTGAAACATACAAAAAAGCTTACCCAGAATATTCATACAAACCAGATCATGCCCGCACTGAAAACTTTGACGGCACGAATGAGATTATGGCTTACTTCGATTGTGTTATTGATGCAGGATCAAAAAGATATCTAAGTGAAGATTACTTCTTTTGCAGACAATCTCGTAAAGCTGGAATGAAAGTTTGGATGTGTCCTTGGATGAAGATAAACCATATAGGTACTTACATCTTCAAGGGAAATATGGGAGCTATAGGATCACTTGGCGTATCAGCGACAGCAGATAAGTCATCTTCTAAACGAAGCTACAAGAAAAACAAAAAAAGTTGACATTTTCGCAATATTAAAGTAAGATACAATCTATATAATACAATAGGAGACTATATAATGAAATTTTCTGAAAATACTCTTACAATACTTAAGAGTTTCTCTACTATCAACAAGTCTATCTTGTTGAAACCTGGCAATACACTTAAAACAATCACACCAGAGAAAACATTAGTTGCTAAAGCAACCATCTCTGAAAGCTTACCTTCTGAAGCATGTGTATATGATTTATCAAGATTTCTTTCAATTTTAGGCCTTTATAAGGACCCTGACGTTGAGTTTCATGATAAATACTTCACTATTGCTGAAGGTAAACAACGTACAAAATACGCGTTTGCCGATATTTCAATGATACATGCAGCCCCAGAAAAAGATATCGAATTGCCATCATCAGATGTTATTGTTGATGTTCTTTGGGACGACATGCAATCTGTAATCAAAGCTGCTGGTGTTCTTCAGTTTAATGAAGTTGCATTTGTTGGTAGTGAAGGTAAAGTATACCTGAAAGCTATTAATAGCGCAGATACAAGCGCCGATGATTATGGTGTTGAAATTGGCACAACACAAGACGAATTTAAGGTTATTATCAAAACTGATAATCTTAAGCTCCTACCTCAGAACTATCATGTTACCCTTTGCGCAAAGGGTATCTCTGAGTTTAAAGGGGAAACCGCTACTTATTATGTAGCAATTGATACTAAGTCGACTTATCAGAAAGGATAAAATATGAGCGATCAAGAACAACCACAACAAGAGCCAGTAAATCTGTCTCTTCAAGATATCGCAACCGTCGTACAATTGATTGACGTAGTCAGTCGCCGCGGTGGTATTGAAGGCCGAGAACTTGCAGGCATTGGAATGCTTCGTAATAAATTCGAAGTTTTCTTGCAGCAAAATGCACCGCAAGGTGAAGCACCAGAAGGTAGTATGCCGGTAGACGCACCAGCAGCTGTACCTGAAGATGCACCGCTTGCTGACAAGGTTCAGTAATACTAAACGACGCAGGCTCTCGTTATAAACCTGCAATTTATATATTATGAAATGGTGATTATATGTCTATTGATGCTAAAGCAAATGAAGTACTGTGGGTTGAAAAGTATCGACCACAAAAAATAAACGATACAATTCTACCAGAAAACACCAAGGCAATGTTTAAAAAGTTTGTAGCTGATGATAGCATTCCAAACTTATTGTTGTCTGGTGGTCCAGGTGTAGGTAAAACAACTATCGCAAAAGCCATGCTTGAAGAAATGGGTTGTGATTATATTGTAAAGAATGGTTCATTGAATGTTAACATTGATACTCTTCGTTATGATATTTCAACATATGCCTCGGCTGTATCCCTTAGTGGTGGTCGTAAATATGTTATCTTTGATGAAGCTGACTACCTAAACGCTGCAAATGTTCAACCAGCTTTACGTAACTTTATCGAAGAATATTCATCTAATTGCGGATTTATATTTACGTGTAACTTTAAAAACCGTATCATTGCACCTCTCCGCTCTCGTTTGAGTGAAGTTGATTTCACTATAGAAACAACTGATAGACCATCTATGGCAGCACAATTCTATAAACGCGTGCTACAAATACTTGAGTTAGAACAGGTAGATTTTGATAAAAAAGTAGTTGCTAAAGTTATTGAGCGCCACTTCCCTGATTTCCGTCGTGTACTTACTGAGCTACAATCATATGCAGCTTCAGGTCGTATTGATGAAGGCATATTTGTTAATCTAAAACAAGATTCAATGGATGAAATATTCAGGCTACTTAAAGCTAAAGACTTTACTAACATGAGAAAATGGGTTGCAAACAATTCAGATCAAGATATGAATGAAATGTTTAGGCGTATATATGATATGGCTTCTGAAAAGATTGAATTGCGTTCATTACCAGGTTTCGTAGTTACTCTTGCTGATTACATGTACAAAGCTAACTTCGTAGCTGACTTAGAAGTTAACATGGTTGCTTTCTTAACAGAAGTAATGATGGAAGCAGAGTATAAATGAGTGATTGGATTAAAAAGTTAGTTGGTATGCAAGAGTGTTTTAACTGTAACAAGTATATCACAAAGAAGCAAGTTTATAGTGTAGACGTTGACACTATGGAAGGACCGTTACATCTTAAGCTATGTCAAGATTGTTCTGGTGATTTTGATGATATGATGAAAGATTTAGAGGAGAATTTAGATGCCCAAAGAAATAACACCCTTTGATTTTATGAATGCTGCGTCTTTCTCTAAGGACGATATCATATCTAATAATGATAATCCTGAAATAGCAGAGAATTTGTACTCAGCTTATATCGTAAATAGAGGTTTTACAAACTTTGAAGATACTATCCTACATGCTAATGAAATGAATATGAGATCTCATCTACCAGCTAAAGCGCAATTTGATTACTATAGAACAGCGCTACGTAAACGTAAACGCTTTAGTAAATGGCCTAAGGCCGATAAGAGTAAAGATCTCGATGCAATACAAGAAGTTTACCAATGCAATAGAACAGTTGCTAAACAATATTTAAAAGCCTTGAGCGCAGATGATCTTAAATCAGTTCATTCACGCCTTGAGATTGGCGGGTCTACCAGGTGAATACTTACTTCTGATAAATAATTACAACGGTTGAGCTATTTGAAGCCGTACCATACATAATAATAATAAAAAGAAGGCGATGTGGTTATGAACTCAGAAGAAGATATTTTTAAAGGTGTAGGAGTAGAGATTTCTTTACCAACACCAGACAGTTTCCTTAAAGTAAAAGAAACACTTACTCGTATTGGTATTTCGTCTCGTAAAGAGAAAAAGCTTTACCAAACTTGCCATATACTACATAAACAAGGTAAATATGCGATTTTGCATTTTAAAGAATTGTTTATTTTAGACGGTAAAAAAGATACATTTGTAGAAGAAGATGAAGCAAGAAGAAATACTATAGTTAATTTACTAGAAGAATGGGATTTATTATCTGTCGTAAATACTGAAAAAGCTCAATCACCGATTGCTCAGCTTAATCAAATTAAGATTATATCTCATAAAGAAAAACAAAATTGGATTCTGGAAGCAAAGTATAACATTGGAAAGAAGTGAAAATGAAAATTTATAGAATGAATGAAAACGCTGAATTACCAACTTACGCAACTGAAGGTTCAGCAGCCTTTGATATTAAATCATGTTTTAAAAGAGGTGATAAACTTCGAGCGTATAATAACTGGAATAAAGAAGTATTCATCACTGTAAAGGGTGTAGGTCAAAATCCAAACTCTTTTCAGCTACCACCAGATACAAGAATACTTATTCCTACTGGATTAATTTTTGATGTACCGGATAAGCACGTACTTAAAATGTTTATTAGGTCAAGCGTCGCGTTAAAAAGAGGTTTAGTATTAGCAAATGGTACAGGAATTATAGATTCTGATTATGTAGAACAAACTTATATTATGATAAACAACGAAACAGATTCGTTAGCAGTTATTTCAGACGGAGAACGTCTTGCACAATGTGTATTAGAAAAAACTCAACAGGTAAAAATATCTGAAACCAAAACTCAACCTAACCAGAAAACAGATCGAGATGGAGGATTTGGTAGTACTGGAGAATAGGACAATAAAATGTTTAAATATTTACTAGCACTATCATTAACAGCTACACCTTTAGCTGCTCAACAAGTACCGCCGTTTCAAGCATCACAATCTTGCGGTACTTTTGCCCTTATGGCAGAACAAACTAAAAAGTATGACGAACAGATTTTGTTTAAAGGTGAAATCTTACAACAGCACATAAGCGGCCAAATGATTAAAACTGAAATGGTTTTTATGACAAATCAAGATACAGGCTCATGGACTTTAGTTTCGCTGTTCCCAAATGGATGGGCTTGTATGGTAGCTAACGGCAGTGATTTTGAGCCTTATGTAGAATAAAGTTGTACTTTTGATCATAAACGGTGTATAAATAATAGTAGGAATGCCATAATGGGTTCCTTACATTAATCTTGCTTATTTAAGGAGAAACAAAATGAATACTCGCAGATTAGATACGACTATGCTTAACGATCCATTCTTCATCGGTTTTGACCGCATGGTAGATAGAATGAGAACAGCAACGCCTAACCAGGCAAATTACCCACCTTATAATATTATCAAAACGGGCGAAGACCAGTACGAATTACAATTGGCTATCGCAGGTTTTAATTACGACGATTTAGACATTACTTTGAAAGATGGAACTTTGACTATTGAGGGTAACCAAAATACAGATGACGAGAAGAACTACATTCATAAAGGTATTTCAGCTCGATCTTTCAATCGTACGTTTACTTTAATGGACACTATCGTAGTGAACGGCGCTGATCTTGATGCAGGCATTCTTAGCGTGCATCTAGAGAATGTAATTCCAGACGAGAAGAAACCACGTACAATTGAAATTAACCGAAGAGAACCAGAACTTCTAAAAGGTTAACTTATTTTACTGTGATTGGGAGGCTTTCTTGGCCTCCCTTTTTTATAATGGAGATAAAATGAAATATATAATTGATATTGACGGAACTATATGCCAAGAAGTCTATTTTATGGATGGAAGTGGTAAAAAGGATTATGCTAATCATATTCCGATGTATGATCGAATTGCTAAAGTAAATGCTTTATACGACGCAGGTCATACTATTAAATACATGACTGCACGCGGATGCGTAAGCGGTATAGATTATTGGAGACTAACTAATAATCAACTCGTTGAATGGGGTGCGAAATATCACGAACTCAGCGTAGGCGAAAAAGAAAACTACGATATTTGGATCGATGATAAAGCTTTTTGGTCAGAAAACTTCTTTCGTGAAACTGGCGAAAGCTATGAATAAATGGCATTACCAATTAATGAAGCATGATGGTTATTATGCAGTGCATGAATTTTATCCATCAGATGATGGAGGATCTTGGACTGAAAAACCTGTTGACATTTCTGGTGATTCGGTTCAGGATATAAAAGAATCTATACAAATGATTCTTAACGATATTGATAAACACGGAGTAAAAGACTATGAATAGATGGATTGTAGACTGTTGGAATGTAGTAATGGATCACGAAAAAAATCCATTAAGCAATATTCCAGATTTTAGTACACGACATATGATTATGCAAGTTCTTGCTTGGATGTGGTGTATTGTATTCGCAATTATTGTAGGAAGTATGTGGGCCGGCGTATTTAGTATGATATTGCATACGTTGTTATTAGGCGCTATTGCTATTACAGTAGCAACATTTGAAACTGCTCAACGTAAACCAAACATATTTGGTAATTATAGTGGTCGCGCAAATGGTGGCGAGCATGAGTGAACAAACACAATATTGCACAACTAAAGGACTTGGTTGGGCTTTCTTAGTCATATTCTTTATTATTGGTGTTTTACCGGTATTAATGTTAATGGCAATGGTTGGTCTCGAAGATTACGGCCGTTATTGTAATTTAAATATTTTACCATGTTTTGGATTAGGTAAATGAGCGATTTAAAATTCACAACAGCAGGTGATTTTTTAGAAAGCCAAACCCGCTATGATGCAAGATTCATAGCGGCAATGGACCACAGCGGTGGTTCGACTGGCGGTGTATTAGAACGTTATGGTCGTGAATACACCGAAGAAAACAAGATGGATCGTGTACACGAAATGAGAATGAGAATGGTTAATTCTCCTGATTTCAACGATACAAATGTTTGGGCCGCAATTCTTTATAAAGATACAGTTACTCGAGGAATGGTTAATGAACTCGCAAATAAAGGTATCGACTCCTTTTTAAAGATAGATGACGGCTGTGAAGAAAGCGGGATGCTTAAACAGTTTCCTGTAAAACAAATATTAGAATTTGCTACTGACGGATTAGGTGAACCTATATACGGAACTAAGATGCGAAGCATTATTAAAAGTATAGATATGGTTGAGCCTATTCTAAAGCAGCAATTTACTTTGGCACATACAATCCAAGAATACGGACTTATGCCAATAGTAGAACCCGAAGTTCCTATTGATCACGAAGAAAAAGAATTAATAGAACACGAGTTATACGACGCGTTACAAAAATACTTAATTGGAAAAGATTACCAAGTTATTTTAAAGCTGACGCCTCCAGAAGTACCCAACCTATATCACAATCTTACAGCAAACCATAGTGTAAACCGTATTGTGTTTCTTAGTGGAGGATACGCAACAGCTGAAGCGTGTCGTAGATTATCGATGAATCATGATGTCACTGCAAGTTTTAGTAGAGCTTTAAGTGAAGGTTTGAATCATAATCAAACTGATGCTGAGTTTAATGCTAAAATATCTCAGAACATTAGAATGATTGTTGACGCAACGTCAGGATAATCAAAAAAGGTTGACATTTTGCCCAATTATGTTAGAATAGTAATTGGGCATTAACATATTAAAAGGAGTATATAATGTTAAAAAACAAAGACCCAAGTTTATATAATGAAGACTTGGCTCCCATTCCAGAAAAGAAACGTACATGGGGTGCGTTCGAGATTTTTAACGTATGGTCTAACGACATTCAAAGTTTGTTTGGTTATACGCTAGCAGCATCTCTATTCATCTCATTTGGTTTAAACGGTTGGACAGTATTTGCTGCCATCATGTTGGCCGGTCTTTTTGTAATGTGGTTAGTCAATTTGATGGGTGAGCCAAGCGTTAAGTACGGTATCCCATTCCCTGTTATGGCTCGTTCGAGTATGGGGGTAAGAGGTGCTAACTTCCCGGCTGTGGCCCGCGGAATTGTAGCAATCTTTTGGTATGGTGCACAAACTTATTTCGCATCAACCGCAGTATCGCTATTAATTTCGGCATTAGCAGGTGGAAATGGGGAAGCAGTAATGCTAGGTATGAGTACAATCGATTGGGTATCGTTCCTATTCGTTTGGGCATTTCAAGTATATCTGTTCTGGAAAGGTATCCCTTGGATTACTAAATTCCTAAATTTCGCAGGTCCTTTTGTTTACGCAGTAATGATTGCTTTGGCTCTCACTATTTGGGTAAAAGCAGGTTCAGGACTTACTACAGAAATGGGTACAATCTTTGAAGGTACAGGCGAATACGTAGGTACATCTTTCTCAGCATTCGTAGCTATTGTAGGAACAATGATCGCTTATTTCGCAGCAGTTGTAATTAACTATGGTGACTTCTCACGTAACGTTAAAACACAAGCTGCAATGAAAAAAGGTAACTTGATTGGTTTGCCATTGAATATTGCATTCTTTTCATTGATTACACTTATCGTTACTTCAGGTACTATTGCAATCTGGGGTGAAGCGGTTACAAGTCCAACTGATATTATTGCGATGGTAGATTCTTTACCATTGACTGTCGTTGCAGCGATTATGTTTTTCGTAGCAACTATCGGTATTAATATCGTTGCAAACTTTATCCCTCCAGCGTATGATATCGCTAATCTAATGCCTTCAAAAATCGATTTTAAACTCGGTGGTTTGATTACATCAGGTTTTGCTCTTATCATTGGTGGATTATGGGTATCAACTATTTCACAGCTCGGTATCTTCGGGTTTGTTAATACTTTAGGAGCTGTACTTGCACCTATCTACGGTATTATGATGGTTGATTACTACATGCTTAAGAAAGGCAAATTAAACGTAGAACAATTATTCTCGGCATCTGAAGATGGTGAGTATTACTACGATAATGGTTGGAACAAAAAAGCTATGATCGCTTTTGTTGTACCTGCTATTTTCTCAGTAGCGACTGTCTGGGTAGGTTCATTGGCATTCTTGTCAGGTTTCTCTTGGGTAATTGGCGCTGCACTTGGTGGTTTAGTTTATTACGCAATTACTAAAAAATAAAGAATATGCGATAGCGAGTTAATTCTTGCTATCGCTTTTAAGGATTTATAACATGATAAAACCAAATACAAAGTTTAATCTCGATATAAGAGATATTGAAATTATTGAAGAAGCATTAAGAGCGAAAGCAGGTCGTAGAGGCATGGCTATTGCAAACGGTGAAACTTCATTAAAATTAAAAGACGAAATGCACGAGATACAATCTCTTCTCGGCAGAATACATGCTCAAAAGAATTTTTATAAGCCAAAGGGCTTTGTACCAGGCGGATAAATATAACGTTACATTAAGTAACATCACACACAACACAGGAGAATAAAATGAGTAAAAACCCATTCGAAATTAGAGCTGAAATGTTACAGCTTGCTAAAGAATACATGGATCAACAATACCATATGAATGTTCAATTTGCTGAAAGCATGATGGAACAGGGTAAGAAAACTATTGAAGACGTCCAATCTTCTTACCAAATGTATTCAATGGATGATCTAATGGAAAAAGCTAAAGAAATGTATAGCTTCGTTTCTAACAAAGATTAATTCTAAATTAAATCAAACTAATTTAAAAAGGGGGTTTACAGCCCTCTTTTTTTATGCTATATTGATTCTAGTTAAAAACAGAGGAACACGAAATGTACAACGTTTTAAAAATCGAAAAGTTCTCAAAAGCAGCGATAGCAGAAGGTCGTATTAACGGCGTTGATATTACAGTACCTAAAATTATTGCTACTTACGACGGTTATTTTTCGGCTAAGAAATTAGCTATGAAATTCAATAACATTCATAAAACAGTTTGTGATGAGTACGGTTCAGATTATACTATTAGATATGAGGTAGAAGAATTTTAAATATAACGGTTGACATTTAGAATCAATACGGTATAATAGCTTTATAGTTAATTAGAAAGGACTATAATATGAGTAATCAAATCCCATTCGGCATCAGCCTGTCAGGCAAAGCAGAGTATACTTATTCTGAGTTGTGTAACTTCGTTGAATGTGCAGAGGGCATTGAGCCAAAATCTCTTGAAAAAGATTACGTTTCTTTTTTAGAGAATATACTAGCAGGTAAGGTTAAGCGCTCTACATTGGTAGACGTTGAAGTGCTAGAAACCTTTAGAGCCGATCTAGATAATCGAGCCGATATCGATTATAGAGAAGGACATTGGGACGATGAACCCGATATCGTAGCTGGTGGAAAATACTTTGCTAAAGTCGCAGAAAGACTTAAAGCTCATATAAAAAAATCAACATAAAATTAGGGAGCTTCGGCTCCCTTTTTTAGCTTAGCATATGTGGCATACCAGTTATCGCAGGATCACCACTAAAACCGCCACCTACATTCACAACATTAAGATCTGTCTTTGTTTTAGCACCTTGAACTGTTGTCATGTTAGGCGACACGTTTGTTGGAGCATTAATACTTAAATGTAAAGGATGTGTACTACCAGCATCTTGTATAATTTTAAATGTATTCGGATCAATAGAACCTGGACCACCTGGTTTAAACGGTAATATGTTAAAGTTTTTCATAGCGCGTTTAGCATTATAGTCATAACTACCCATATCTCCACCTCTAAACAAGTGCTGAGTATCTGATATTGCATCTAACGCATTCATTTCGTGTCCAGTAGGAACATTACCCATCATGCCACGCAATCTACCAGAGCCATACGCTACAGGGTTAACACTTCCTGTTAAAATTGTATCTACTGTTGCTTGTCCGACTTTCTTTTCCGCTGGAGATATTTCTTCTTGTAGTAACCATTTACATACAATATAACCTAAATAGTCTCCGCTGAAACCACCTAAAATAGAACCTACTAAACCACCTGCTGGAACAGTCAACCAAGCAAATGGTCCACCTAATAAACCGGCAGCGGCACCAGCTACAGCTCCACCTCCTGCACCAATAATTCCACCAATGTGACCGCCTATTAATGCTAATCTTTCATCTTCACTAACATCAGCCTGCATCATCGTCATTAAAATAATTAAATCTGCAACTTTAAAAGCTACATTTAATTTAGCTAAGAAATCAAAAAGTCTAGTTAATAACTTTCTCATCCTTGGGCTATTAAGTTTTTTAAGAGCTTCTTGGATATCAGAAGCTTTGACTTTTGCGTTAGGATCAGGAGCTGAGTTAGAGTTAGCAGCCATATAAGCTCCTCTATTTAACTCTCCAAATTTACGTGGATCTCCTCGACCAATTACAGATGTTGTTGGTGTTCTATTAAAAGAATTTCCCATTCCGTTTTGTACTTTTTGATTTGCGTTAGGTCTATATGGCGGCTCTGGTGATGTTGTATTAAAGTTAAATCTGAAAGGCCCCTGTGGTTGGTTTATTTTAGGAGGTAAGTCCGTATTAACAGGTGTATCAAAACCATTTGTCCTTGCATTAAATCCAGAATCCATGTTGAATTTGGCGCCTGGACCTAAATCATCAATACTTGTAACAATCTTTGGTTTATTTAAATTGTCGAGTAATTTTTGGTTTGCTTTTACAATATCAGCCTGTTGTTTTATGATTTTCTTTTGATTTTCAGACATTTTACTAGAGTCGATCTCAGTATCAGTAAGAAGTTTATTATTTCTTTTCATGATTGCATTAGAGATTCTAATACCAGCCATTGTTATAGCTAAGCTAAAGGGAATTGACGCTACTGCAATAAGTATTTTAGTAATAACACTATTACGAACATTATCAATATCTTCTTTTAACGATTTAAAAGTTTTATTCATCTCTGCGATGTTTGCGTTCATTGTCTCGAGACTTGTTTTAAGTGTGTTTGGATCAAAGCCTCTTAGAGATTTACCCATTTCACCTATCTTTGACTCAAGTTCTGAGAATGATCCCTGATATCTTTCATCAACAAAACCTTTGAGAACGTTATAACCAGCTCCAGCTGCAAGCAAACCGCCACCCAATTTTGCAGCTCCGCCCAACATTCCGCCTAATGTAATCTTTTCAAGTCTATCGCCCATCTTTTCAATGGCTTTATCTGTTCTTTCACCAGTTTCTTTTACTGCTACAACTTTCTCTTTTCGTTCTAAGTCAGCAAAGTCAGCGTCTTGTTTAGCTCTTTCTGCATTCTGTTCGATCATATTAGTTTGGATTGCTAACATTTCTCTTTGTGCTGTAGAGTTTCTAGCTATAGTATCGAATACTTTATCAAACTTTCTTAATTCTACTTTAACAGAACGAAGCGAATTCGTACCTGAGTTACGAATTAATTGACCTTCAGCTTTTAACCTGTCAATAATTGCTAATGTTTCTTCTGACATCTGAGCCATGTTTTAAGCCTTTACTTTTCGTTTTGTTGTTCTATATAATCAACTAACATTCCAAAATATAAATCACGTTCATAAGGTATCATACTTTCTATTTCAGCTATTGAATATTTATGGTGCTGCGCCAACATGAATATAACTTTGTAATACTCTTGAAGAGTATTGTGGAGCAGCATTACATAAAAAAAGTCTTCATACCCTCCATTACGAAGGTTTGTTCTTTACCTTCTTTATTAGTATATTTCATTTCGTGTCTCATTATTGGCATTGTCTCAAAGAATTTTTGAATTCCTGCAACAACGTCGCTCGATACGCCGTCCATAAAGTTATCAATATCTTGCTCGGTATAATCTTTAAACCAATGTACTTCGTCTTCTGATGCGATACGTTCTAAACAAGCTGTCATAACAAAGTAACTTGCTAACGGATCATTTGGAGCCAATTGTTGGATTTTAATGTACTCATCAATAGACGGGTATTTTAAAAACAAAGTATATTGATCGTTGATCTGTATTTTATTAGTATGTCCATCATCTTTCATAACTTGTACATCGTTTAAATCAAGTTTTAGTTCTACTTCTTCATCTGTATCAGGATCGTTTATATTAAAATCAATTTGGTTATCAACAGAAACAGATCTAATCATCAGAATAATAAATTCTAAATCAAACATTGCTATCTGATCAACATCAACGTCAAGTAAACAATTGTTAACAACTTGTCTTGCAGCAATTATTTCTTGCATACCATCATCAGATTCTTGTGCAACTAATAATATTTTTTCTTCTTTAACAGTAAATGGTCTATACTTGATAGGCTTTCCTGTAGAAGGAAGAATCATCTCGCGTATCGGTAATTCAATTTTTGGTAAACCCATAATCTATCATCCTTTAAAATATATTTTTTAATTCATTAATTCTATTACTAATGTTGTCAAAGTTATTAGTAACTTTCGTGTATTTGTTTACTGCGTCAGAAATACTTCTAGGAACTAAATCCTGCCCTATCAACTGACCAAAATCTCCAATTGCGTCAATAAGTCCAAGTATTCCGTTTCCTCTACCGTACCGTGAAGTTGGATTACCAACTCTTTCACCACCGAATTGTATTCTGTCGTATTGGAAACTAACAGGCAATGTAGAATAACTATCATTCGCTTCCCAAGCTAGGTCAACGTCTCCCATCATACCTGGAAATCCACCATCTAAAATAGTTTCGTAGTATTTTCCTGTAGTAAGGTAATCAGTAGAATAAGCTTTTATTATAATTCTGCATGAGTATTCGTTTTTATATCCAATTTCAAACGGTAACATGCCATCTACTTCAGAAAAATTACCGCCTGCAGTAGAATAGTTTACAACTCTTTGAGCCCAAGAATGAAAGAAACTTAAAATTTGATGATCTGAGTCTAACATAAAAATAGCTTGAACAGGCTCTGGATTAAGAGATGTAGGATACATTCTTCGTTGTTGACCTACTGCTTCATAAGAATTTAAACCCATGGTAATTCCTGGTATCGCTACGTTTTTACAAAAGAACGAAAGGTCTCTTGTTGTAACCGAAGAAGTATTAACCGGAAAGTTAACGATTTGAACTTCAAATAGCGATTGCCGCATCGGACCACCAAGGCGATCTATTTGTGATTTAAAATCTGATATTTTAAATGTCATATTATCCTCTTATGATCTTTCTTGAGTCTTTGAAGACTTGAGCTTGAGTAGCACCAACAAAGCGTGCAGTTGGTAAGAATAATGCAACATCCCATTCTGTTGGATTGATGTACACTAAACGTGTTTTTAATTGTCCTGTCAAATAATGTTTAACGCATGGTTTAAACATTCTAAATTTAGATGCGCTATTCAGAATATCATAATTTAATTTTAGTTTCGTTGTTTCATTATAGTATTTGTTATTAGTAGTTTCATATAGTGCATCCATTAACTTCGCTCTCAGAGGAGGAGGTAAATAATGCATGTTTATACCAAGAAAACCACCCTTAGCTCTATTTATCGGAAAAATCAGAGGAAAACTGTCATAATATGGAAGAGTAGCTTTATGTTTTGGATCATACTGGAACATATACATATTCCCAAGTCTAAATCTATTTTCGTATCGATCTCTACCCATCTCTTTTATAATCTTTGTAGGATCTGCTTTAGACTTAGTTATGCCTTTAGCTTGTTCTCTGTACCATTCACGAGCTTCAGTAGTTCTAGCTGGCATTTGCCCAGAACGTACACCCTTTAAAAGAATATCATCAAATACTTTAGCTACCATTACTTCAAGCCCAATTCTGCTTCTGTGTAAATGTCAAACTGCCAATTTCTTTGAGCACAAAACGCTCTTGCAGCCTTCCATTTAGCTTCGTTAATTCCATACGTTTTTACCTCGTTGAGGTACCTTCTCGATAATCTGCCAGTAGCAGTGTTTTTCTTACTTCTATCAGGCGGTTTAGTTTGTGCCTTTGGTTTAATTTCAATCATCAATGTCTTTTGTTCACCATTCGCAAGTTTTCTATGTAAAACTACATCAGGAAAATACCTATGCTTTCTTCCATCTATTGGAGAAACATAAGGAACCACGTATTCTTCACTTGCCCACCATATAACGTCTGAATGTTCATCAACCCATCTAAAGAACTTAAATTCCCACATAGATCTATAAATTATCCGTGTGGGATCTCCCTTATACTTAGAAGGGTTCTTAGGTTTAAACCTACCACTATATGCCAAAACGTACTCCATAATTTAGTATAAATAGAATTATACACCTATTTATAAAGAAAGAGATGGATTACCATGGCAAGTAGTAGAGTAGAGCTTTACAGACGTAGAAAAGAATCTAAGTTTGCAAACTCTTATCAGTGTTTTCCTGAACAACCACACCCACATAGCTGTCTTTTAGTTTTTAAAGAATTCGATTATTCTCCCATCAAAGAAGGCTCTAGTCCAACTGGCCTACGCACTATATTTCAGAGCGCTTTTGGAGAAAGATCATCTGGTGTTGGTTTAAGATCAGCTCAAGCAATTGAATTACCGTTTCCTAAAGCTCTTGTTGATAATACAAACTTAAGAATTAACTCGTTTGAAAGAGATCCTTTTACTGAAAGTATTGCAGGAAAAGTTAAAGCGTTTATGGATGGAGAAAACGCAGGTGCTACTACAGCCGATTTACCAAAATTATTGCAAGGCATGGGTGCTTCTATGGGTGCAGCAATGGGCGGTGATAGTTTAGGTCAAAACATTAACGATCTTGCAAGTAAATTCTTAGGGTCGGATATAAAAGATGTTGCAACTGCGGCACAATACCTTTTAAGGAAAACCATTCCTGGTGATATTAGTAGATCTATTGATCTCGTGACAGGACAAACAATAAACCCTAGAGAAACTCTATCATTTGAAGGTGTTAATTTAAGAACACATCAGTTTAATTGGGATTTGTTTCCAAATTCAAAAGCAGACTCTCTTAGAATTAAAAACATTGTTGATATGATTAAAAGAAAGTCTTTGCCAGAAGTTACTGATATTGATGGCGTTCCAAAAGCATTCTTGCAGTATCCATCAGTTGTAGATATTTATTTAATAGGTGTCAATAGCGAACACTTTATTAAGTATAAAACATCAATGATAACAGAATTTTCTGTTGATTATGGTGCAGGAGGCGGAGTTGCTATTATGAAAGGTGGTAAACCTAACGGAGTAAACTTGGCGTTAAATCTAACAGAACTAGAAATTGAAACAGCGCATGATTACGGCGAAGCAGGTAATGAACCTTACGTTTCACAAGTTGACTTAGCAGACTTTGATCCTGTTGTAAGTAAAGGTGGAGGAGGTAAATAATGACAAAGTATTTTGAACAATTTCCTTTAATAAATTATGAAGGTAAATTAGTAAGAGACATTACAAGACGTACTAATTTTACTAAAGAAGTATCGAATAATCCTATGCTTTACATGCCTTATACAGTTAAAGAAGGTGAAAGACCAGAGGATATTGCAGAATTCTATTACGGTAGTACTGATTTTACTTGGGTGGTGTATTTTTCAAACCATATAATTGATCCATATCACGATTGGCCTAAATCAGAAGCCGATTTTAACAACTACTTAAAAGAAAAATACGGCGAGCAATCAGGACTTGTTGGTGACGATATCGTTGATTGGGCAAGAGATGATAACGATGAAAATATCCTGTACTATTATAAAGAGGTATAAGAATGGCAGTTGATATTGTTAAATTAGCACCAGAATCGTTTAGAACGATTTATCTTCGTAAAGAAGATCGTGTTATCTTGCGTACAGAGCAAGGCCGTAAAATTATTATTAAACGTATTATTCCTGATGAATGGAAACCTTGGAGAATTTACGATCAAGAACTCGTAGAGAATAATAATAAAAAAGAAATATTCCTTGTTGACCGCGCTTATTTACCGCAAGTAACAGAGTCTTTTAAGAAAAGTTCAAGAAGCAAATAAATGGCAGAGTTTAATCCAGGTTCGGCAGATATTAGTAAGGCACTTGTTACAAACGCAAGTGGCAAGTCTAAAGATATAGCTTCTATAATTGTTAGCTTTGAATTAGAACAATCGTTAGATCTTATGAGTTATTCTGGTAAATTAAAGATTTTAGACGGCATAGGTTTTATGGAAACATTTCCTTTGCGAGGTGAAGAGCAGATAGATTTAAAAATAAGTAGTATGGATCTTGGCACTGAAAAAAATCTAAAGGCTCAAGTATTTAGAATTGATAGCATTGTTCCTTCAGAATCTGGAGGTCAAGTATTGTATACAATGCATTTTATTTCAAAAATTAGTTATAACGCTTTTAAGAGAAAAATTACCAAATCTTATAGCAAAAAGAGTATGGATCAAATTGCTAAAATTATATTCGATACTTATTTCTCTAAACTTGGCGAAAAAGATTATTTAGATAAAAACGATAGAACTAAAACTTTGAGTTATGCAGCTTATAGAATGCCTATTATAGACGAACCTGATAGAAGCTTTTACATACAACCAACAGCTAATTTGACTGATATAATTATTCCTGACTATATGCCGACTGAAGCAATGCAGTTTATACAAAATCTTAGCTTTCAGCCTGAAACACCTTCTGCTTCTTTTAAATTTTTCGAAACCTTAGATAACTTTTATTATGTAACTGACGAATATCTAATCAAGTCTGCAAGAAGAAAAGATTTGGTAGATTTATTTTATAGTCCTGCATCTTCTATTGATCCGAGAAAACCTAACGATCAGGTTAATAGAATTGAAAAATTAGAAGTTGCTTCTAAAGGTTTAAATACCGCTTCTGATATTATTAGTGGTGGTTATACCAGCAAAGTAACTGAAATAGATTTGATAAGAAAAAAGATTGTGCCTAATAATTTTAATTATGATAAGAACGCAGGCTTTATAGATATGTCTGGTAATAGTGTAGATTTACAAGATGATCCTCATTCAGAAGTGTTTAGAAAAGAAACATTTACTGAAGAAAATGCAAGAAACTTTTTTGTGTTTAAAAATTATAATCAAAACGGTGATATTCCAGGTTCATTGCACGTTGATAGATTTATTCCAACTATTGTATCTAATAAGTTATCTTATCAGCACCATTTAAATCAAACAACTGTGGCTGCTTCGATGAAGGGTAGACTAGATATTGCTCCAGGAATGGTAGTTAATTTATCTATTAAAGGTTTAGATGGGTTGGATGCTCCTGAATCTAATAAAACATTATCTGGTAAATATTTAGTACATACGGTAAGGCATTCAAGAGATGACAGCGGTACTCTAGGTTGTGCTTTAAAACTAATTAAATACGGATGGAGTAAGGGTATAGCCAATGAGTAATTATGGTGCAGGAATTAGAGACCCGCTATTTTTTATGGGTATTATTGAGGATATAGTAGATCCTAGAGCCGAAGGTAGAGCGAGAGTTCGTGCGTTTGGTATACATGGAACAAATAAAGATATACCTACAGATGAATTGCCTTGGGCGTTAATAGTAAAAGGTGACTATGATCCAAACGGTACGCCGGGTTTAGGTTTACCTGCAGTAAATTCGTGGGTATTTGGTGTGTTCTTAGACGGTAGAGGCGCACAACAACCAATGATTTTAGGTTTAATACCTACACAGCCTACACAAATTATAGATCCAGAAGCAGATGGATATGGCAAAATTCCTAGAAGAAACGGAGAATTACTTGCACGCGGAGCTGCGCCTGAAGACTTTGGTCAACCGCAAAATGATAGACTATCTCGTGGTGAAAACATAGATGAAACGTATATAGTAGATCAAGAGTCAAATAAAATTGAAGATGTGCAATTTGCAGGAGATGAAGAACGAACTTGGTCAGAACCAACAGCCGCATATGATGCTCAATATCCATTTAATAGAGTATTTAAATCAGGCAGACATAGTATAGAATTGGATGATACGCCTGGTCACGAAAGAATTATGATATATCATAACGAAGGCTCTTATATTCAAATTGATTCAAGAGGTACTGTAACTAATAAAAGCACTTCAGATCAATTCGACGTCATAGATAAAAACTCTCATGTTGTTATTGGCGGAGCAGGATCTGGTTTTAGTACAGTAACTATTAACGGTAATGCTTATGTAAAAGTAAACGGTGATAAAACAGAAGAGATTACTGGTGACTTACAGACATTAGTTCATGGAAACCATTTGCATTCAGTTGGTAATCAATACACGATGGTTGCTGGTGTACAAGCTCAAATGAGATCAGCTGATCTTAAATTGGAAGCGAATGTAGGTACTATGTCTATTAAAGCTGGAAAAGAAATGCAAGTTTCTTCTGGTGAAGGGCTATATGTTAAATCTGATAAAGTTTGGTTAGAAGCGTTAAGTACTTTAAATATATTGGGTGATCAAACATTGATTAAAGGTACTTCTGAAATTGATATATTCGGTGCTGATATCGCGATTAAAGGAACAGATGCATTTAATATTAAAGGAGATGCTGAGTTAATTTTAGGTTCTGATGGCAATGTACACGTAAGAGGCCAAACAGTTTATATTGACGATTATGTTAGTATGGCTAATGGAGGAGCGTCTTCTCCAGATGATGCCGCCGAAGCTGAAGCATCAAAAGATGCATCTGCAATCGAAGCTCCAGAGCCAGTAGTACAAAATACAAGCATTATGCCAGTAACAGAAACTGGTTCTATGGGTTCTAGTGGTCTTGCTTCTCAAGACGATGATGCCGAAAATCAAAGTTCAGCACAAATTTATGACTCAAAAACACCGCAAACTACTGTTACTAAAACCGCGTTGTCTCCATTATTAGATTTAATTAATGAAGTAGAATCTAAAGCTTACGGCTATGATTCTATATACGGAGAAATACCAACAAGCATGCATCCTGTTCAAGCTATTACTAAGATGACTATTCAAGAAATATTAGATTGGCAAGAGTCAATAGATGCAGATGTTGGCTCTGAGGCAGTAGGAAGATATCAAATTATAGAAGATACGTTAAGAAATACAAATAATAACGATCCTAATTCTCCTAAAGGAACACCGCTTTATACGAGGGCTGGTCTATCAGCTTCAGATTTGTTTACTCCAGAAAATCAAGACAAGCTTGCTATTGCTTTAATTGAAGGTCGCGGATTAAATAGATTTATGGAAGGTAAGTTGTCTTTAGAAAACTTTGCAAATAATCTTGCTCATGAATGGGCAGGTTTACCGTTAGTTACAGGACCTAATACTGGTAAAAGTGCTTATGATGGTGATGGTTTAAACGCTGCAAAACCAAACATGGTTCAAAGATTTGTTAGTGTACTAGACGATATAAAAATAAGACAAGCAATATTTAGCGGAGGACCGCAATGAGTATCGACAATTGTTTAACACCTGATGAAGGACGCGTTGAAATATCATCTTCAACCGCTTCTTCTAATCAAAACGGAGAATTTACTCTTTCTCAGATTGCTATATTCGAAGCTGGGTTTAAGGAAAACATGACAGTTACTGCGCAAGATGATCCTATCTCTGCAGCTGTTAAAAAACATGGTTCATCTACTTTTTATGATAATCTTAATATCCTAAACAGTACGCTAACTAATACAGGAATTGTTTTACAAGTACCAAATTATACAACTTTAAATGAAAGACTTAAGGTTGGACCTATAACACCGTTTGAGTTTGCGCAATATCTTTCAGATTATAGTACATCTCCTACTGGTGCGAATTATCGTGCGAGTACTGAAACACCTAAGTTTTTAAAATCCTTAGATGATTTTTATACAGAATCGTTTGCAGACTCAGTCATGGGAGGTTTTTGTTCTTTAATGCCAAATGTATTTGGTGCAATAGGAGGTTTCTTCTTTTTAATTGGAGAAGTAGGAGGATTAATCGGTGATGCTTTATCATTTATATCAAAGATTAGAAATATTAAAGATCCGCTTAAAGCTCTATTTGATGCGATTAAAGTTAAAGCTCTTATTGAGGCGATCAAAGAAAAAGTAACTAAAGCAGTTATGGGTGCAGTTAATAAAATAAAAGATGCAATAAAAAACTTTGATGTGGCTGAAGCATTATCAGATGTAGTTACTTCAATACAAAATAAAGCCGGTAAAAAAATAAGTGAATTACAAGAGTCTATCACAAAATTTTTCTCAAAAGAAAACATGGAAAAAATTGAAAATAAAATTAAAGGTATGATTGATTACTCTGTTTCATTATTTGATAATCCATCTATTTCTGAAATACAATTTCTTATTGCAAGAATTTGTGGATTTGCAGCTGGTATCGAGTCAATTGTTAGCGGACTAAAAAAGCCAGTAGATAACGCTGTAGATAGATTTATTAATACCGTTAATACTCTTAAAAATGCATCTGGCATAGCTCAAGCAGAAACTTTAAGAGCCGGAGCTATACGTTTTGACGAGACGGCTCGCATGATTCTAATAAATAGATCTAAGGAACTTTTTGTAGAAGCTGGTAATGTTCAAACTGGTACTATACAAGAATATAAAAATGTACCAAAATGGGATGAAATAAAAGATAATACTCATGATAAGATAAGAATCGAAGGTGGTTGGGTTAATATACTCAAAGAAGATGGCTGGAATAAAATGGATATGGATTTTAGAGTTTTACTTATGAGATTACATGCAAAAATGATAGAAAGAGAGATTATTAACGGACCAATGACTTTAAATAGCGGATGGAGAAGCCAACAGTATAACGCTGGTTTAAACGGTTCCGCAAAGAAAAGTATGCACTTACTAGGTAAGGCTGCTGATTTAAAATGGCCTGGTTTTGTTAAAGTTAGTGATAATACAAATAACTTTGTTAAGCTAGCAAGAGAGATGGGTTTCGGTGGTATTGGTTATTATAACAGATTTATACACGTAGACGTCGGTCGACCCAGAAGCTGGGGTTTATAGGAAAAACAAATGGTAGTAGCATTAGTTACAGCAAAAACAAAAAAGATTGCGATTTATTCTGACTTTAAGAAAAGTCTTGAGATAAGTCCTGTGTCAGACGATTTAACATTACATAAAGATGAAGACGCAGTAAAAGAATCTATTAAGAATTTATTACTCACCGACAGAGGTGAAAGACTTATGCAACCTAACTTAGGTGGTAATATAAGAGCTATGCTCTTTGAAAATATTTCGCCTGGCGTTTTAACAATGATCGAAGATCAAGTAAGAACTTGCGTAAACTTATACGAGCCAAGAGCAGAAATAATCGATGTAATAGTAACTTCTAATATTGATGATAACGTAGTTAAAATCGCGGTTCATTTTTATATAAGGAACAACCAACAACCAATTTCTGTTGACGTATTTCTAGAGAGGACCAGATAAGATGGTTAAACTAAATATTTCAGAGCTTGACTTTGAAGCAGTAAAATCACAATTTAAAACATATCTGCAATCTCAGACGCAGTTTAAAGATTATAACTTCGAAGGTTCTAACATGTCTGTATTGTTAGATGTTTTAGCTTATAACACTTATCAGAATAACTTTTATTCAAATATGGCAATTAACGAAATGTTTCTTGACTCTGCGGTATTAAGAAACTCGATTGTTTCTCATGCTAAAGAATTAAACTATTTACCTGGTTCAAGAAAATCCGCTAAAGCTATCGTTAAAGTAACTTTTACAGATAGCACAGTCACAGGCCAAACGATTACTATACCTCAATATTCACCGTTTACTTCAAATTATAACGGAGAGAACTTTGAGTTTGTTACTAATGAAACTTACGTAGCTAAGAAAACTGCACCTAATACTTTTGTTGCTGAAAATGTAGAAATTTTTGAAGGTCAAATGTTAGCAAGCTTTGAACGAGAAGGTTTCTTTGTTGATGAAGATGGCATATTAAGAGTTACTCTTTCAAACGAAAACGCAGATACTGATTCAATAGCAGTTTTCGTTGACGCTGAAGCTACTGAAGATGAAAACGTATTTGCAAGAAAAAATGATATTTTTGGAGTTGGAGCCACAGATAAAGTTTTCTATATAGAGCCTTATGTAGATGGTCGTTATACAGTTTATTTTGGTAATAACGTATTTGGTTTCCAACCACAAGAATTCGAAGATGTAAGAGTACGTTATAGAATTACTTCTGGAACTGAAGGTAACGGAGCTTTTGCTTTCTCATTAGCTACAAACTATGGCGCTGCTGTAGTAGAAACTATACAAAACGCTGCAGGTGGATCTGAAAGAGAAACGATGGAAAGCATTCGTTACTTTGCACCTAAGTCATTACAAATACAAGAAAGAGCAGTAACTACTTCAGATTACGAAATCTTATTAAAACAAAACTATCCAGAAATTCAATCTGTAGCTGCTTATGGTGGAGAAGATTTAGAACCTCCTCAATTTGGTAAGGTAGCCATTTCTGTTTATTTAGGTCAGGGTCAAGAATCTTTATCAACTACTTTATCAAATACTTATATACAGTTTTTAAAAGAAAGATCTCCTCTAGCTATTGAGCCTGTTTTTGTAACTTCTGAATTTTTATATGGTTGTACTACTGTCGATGTGTATTACAATCCTAAACTTACTCGTAAATCTTCTGGCGATATCGATACATTAGTAAGAGACGCTGTTAAACTTTATTCCGATACTTATTTAGATGACTTTAATAAAACATTAAGAATATCTAAACTTGCTGCTGCGGTAGACGCAACAGATATTTCTGTCGTAAGTTCAAGTATAACAGTAATGCCTTATATTGAATTTTCACCAAACTTAAATATATCTTTAAATCCTTCATTTAAATTTGTAGCTGAGCTGGTTAAACCTTATCCTTTCGATGAAGAAGACGGATTTACTAATTATAAGCCTGCTATTAAAAGCGGTGTATACTCTATGAACGGTTCTAATGTTTATTTACAGGACGATGGTAGAGGGAACATGCAAGTTATCGCAGACGATATCGCAAATCCAAAAGTTGTTAAACCTAAAGTTGGTAGTGTAAATTATATAACAGGAGAAGTTAATCTTGTTGGATTTATTACAGATGGTTATGTTGGTTCTGGAATTAAATTTATGGCTACAACTTTAAAGAAAGATATTACTACACCTAACGGTAGAATATTCGCAATCAAAAATTCAGATGTAACAATTAATTTAATAGAGTCTAAATAATGGCCTACGATGTAGAAAAGAATATTGCGTTTAAAATAGAGCAACAGTTTCCTGCGATATACAGAGAAGAACAAAATGAATTAGTATCTTTAGTTACTGACTATTATAAGTTTATGGAGACTCAATCAAACCAAGCTGTTTATAATAGCAGAAGAATGTTTGAATACCGCGATATTACTACTACACTTCAATCTATGATTATATTCTTTCAGAAGAAATACTTAGTAGATTTACCTTTATTAGATGATTCAAGTGTTAGATTATTGGTAAAGAATATTCTTGCTCTTTATAGAAGAAAGGGTTCAGAAAACGGTATTACACTCTTTTTTAGAATGTTCTATCAAGAAGATATTCAAATCTATAATCCTTCTAATAATATATTTAAACCATCAGATTCTAATTGGCGTACTGGTGAATTCTTACAATTAATTCCAAACTCTGGTACGTTTTACGCAAGAGACGGCGTAACATATTATAATTACGGAGACTTGTTAAATAAAAATATTGTTGGTTCAACTTCTCACGCAAAAGCTGCTGTAGATAAAATTAACCTTATTCTTTTAAATAATACATTAACTCCGATTATCTACATAAACCAAGTTAAAGGTAAGTTCCAAAGATATGACGATGTCGTCGCTAGAATAAATGGCCAAGATGTTTCGTTCGGTATTGTAAACGGTTCTGCTTCTGGTGTAGAAATAGATTTAAACTATGGCGGAACTACAGGTAATTCTATAGGTGATATTCTTAACATTACTTCTACTTACGGAAAAGGCGCCACGTGTATTGTAACTGATACTGAAGATGAATTTACTGGGATAGTTAACTATACATTAGAAGATGGCGGGTTTGGTTATACGATAGAAAATACAAGACTTCTTGTTTCTAACCAGTCTTTAATATTACAAAATCCTAATTCTATTTTTGTTGAATTAGAATATTTAGAAGATAATTTCGGAAATAGAGGTAAAGTTATAGGCCAAAATGCTTCGTCAGTTGGTTTACTAATGGATGTTGGTGATGAATTCGTTCAGAATAGTATAATTAATACAGTAGATAGAACGAGTAATATAACTATTAATAACATTTTAAAAATAGCAGCAAAAAATGACAGTTCACCTGGTCTTTTATATCCAGATACTGGCGATGTTAACGACGTTAAAGTAGAAGTACTTTCAAACTCACAAACAATTAGTCTTATTACTGACGTTATTTCTGGGTTCTTATCAGTACCTTTAAACTCTGCTAATTTCAATACTGTTCCTCCTGCTACTGCTCCTATGAGTGGTACAGCAAATCCAGTAACTTTAGCTACGCCTCTTAACTCAGCTTTTGATTTAACACCGTTTACAATTGGTTCTATAGGATCGTTCGAGAACATCAACCCTGGATCAGATTATATTAACGACGTATTTACATTAGTTCGAGATGAGACTATGATATCTTTTGAAAGATATGAACAAGTTATTATTGTCGATAATTTTAGTGCTTTATTCTCGGTTGGAGATCCAATTTCTCAAGCTAGTTCTGGTGTGAACGGTATTATTACAAGTATTAATCCCGACAATAGTTTTATTACTGTGAGACCATATGCGTATTACGGATTTGACGAAACAGATATCGTACATAAGGGAACAACATACGATATTATTTCTACTGAAAGAGACTACGGTTCAAATCAGTATGGTAAAAATGCTAAGATGATATCAAAAACATTGTTTGCTACTGGTAGAGTCTCAGAAGTTAAAATTCTTAATTCTGGTTTCGGCTATATTAACGGAGAAACAGTTTTCTTAACAGACGACGATGGTAATATAGTTGCTAAAGGTACTATGACAGCTGACGCGCAGGGTATTTCAGCTGGTTTCTGGGGTGGAGAAACATCACACTTAAACGGTTATAAAACAGATGGAACTTATTATGATTCGCGAAATAAATTACACGATTCAGATTTCTATCAAGAATATTCTTATGAAATTAGATCTACTGTAGATATAGAAACATATAGAGATACACTTAAACAAAACGTTCATTTGGCCGGTACAAGATTATTTGGTAAATTTACTTACAATAAAAAATCTGTAGTTGGTGTATCAGCGAGAATGTTTGTAGCTAAGAAGGAAGATCCGTTAATTGGCGGTGATCCTATAGTCGGACCAAACCAACCAGGAATAGAAGGCGTAATAGTTTATAGCGCAGATAGAAATACAATTTCAGTAGACAGTATAAATTTGCGAGTAGATACCGCAGGATAAATAGGTAAAATACCTTAGGAGCAGAAAATGGCAAAACAAATTATCGGAGTAGGCGCAAGCGCCAATGACGGAACAGGAGATCCGTTACGTAATGCTATGGTTAAAGTCAATGCTAACTTTACCGAGTTATACGACGCATCATTCGATGGAGCATATGCTTCGTTAACTGGCGGACCTACGAGTTTATTATATTGGGTTAATGACGGTACTAACGGGCAAGTGCTTACAACAAACGGTGCTGGAGTTATCACATTCCAGGATCAAGTAGCAGGTTATGCTAACTCTGATGTTGATACTCATTTAAATACAAGTACAGCTAATACAAACCAAATATTATCTTGGGATGGCTCAGACTATGATTGGATTGACGCTGCATCAGGTGGCGGTGGTGGTGGTTTATCTAACACAGAAGTTATAAATGTTGTAACTAGTTCAGACTTAGATATGGGTAGCAACAAAATACTATTTAGTAATGTATATTCCGCAGAAGGCGATTTACCTTCGGCTAGCAGTTATCATGGTATGTTTGCTCACGTACATGGAACTGGTAAAGCATATTACGCACACGCAGGTTCTTGGGTTAGATTAGCAGATTATTCCGAAATCGGTGGCGGTGGCGGAGGTGGTACTTTAGAAACGCGAGCCGAAGTTTCTGCGAACACAGCATCCATTGCAAACGGAGTTTCAACTGACATTGATATTGTTGGACATAAAGCATATGCATTAATGACTATTGAAACAAGCCATGCAGCATGGGTAACTCTTTATACAAGTAACTCAGCTCGAACAGCAGATAATTCCAGACTTGAGACTGAAGATCCTGCACCAGATGCCGGCATCATTGCCGAGGTAATTACTGCAGGCGCTGAAACTGTTGTTATTGGTCCTGCTACTATAGGTTATAATTTAGAAACAACACCGACAACAAACATACCAGTTAAGGTAAGAAGTAAACATGGTTCGTCAGCCGTGCATACAATAACCCTTAATGTTTTAAAACTAGAGGCATAACATGCAAAAGTTCGAATGGATTGTTACTCTACGCAGTAAAGAAGATCTAAATGATTTTTACGATGATATGGAAACACCAGGTGGTTCTATAACTATACCTGATCGTAAAGTAGAACTAGTAAACCGAAGAATGATTAGTCGTAATACACATTATATGCTGACGTGGGAAGAAGCTGAAGAAGTAAGAGCAGACAAAAGAGTTGTTGGCGTTGATCTTGCGATAGAATTAGAAGAAACAACAAGGCCAATGGGTTGGACTACTACTGGAACTTTTTCAAAAGATTGGTTTACAGACGAATCAGATAAAAACTGGGGATTATTAAGACATACCGAAGTAACAAACAGAAGTAATTGGGGTGCAAACGGTAGTAGCAACGTAACAGATACAGTTACCGTGACTGCGGCAGGTAAAAATGTTGATGTTGTTATTATTGATGGCCACATTGACCCCGCACATCCAGAGTTTGCTGTTAATTCAAATGGCACAGGTGGAAGCAGAGTTGTTCAATATAATTGGTTTCAAAATAATATAGGACTCGGAACTGGAACTTACGTTTATACACCTTACGTAGATGTATCTGATGCAAATTATAATCTTGACCAAAACCATGGTTGCCATTGCGCAGGAACAGTAGCAGGTAATACTCAAGGTTGGGCACGTCAAGCAAATATATATAACATTAGTCCTTACGGTTCTAATCCAAATTGGGGTAATTTGGGACTTAGTAGTAGTACATTTTGGGATTATATTAGAGCATGGCACAATTCAAAGCCAATTAATCCCGAGACAGGTAGACGTAATCCTACTATAACTAATAATAGTTATGGAAGTTCTAAAAGAGTAAACTACGGAAATTACGGACCAGTGACAGAAGTAAATTATAGAGGTGTTACGTTTGCACCTGGTAGAGACTTAACTTCAGCAGAGTTAAATGCACGAGGTTTTTGGGCTGGTGATTCAATTGTTGATATATCAATCCCAAATTATTTTAATTCGCGTGAAGCGGATATACAAGATGCCATTGATGATGGTATTATTGTTGTATGCTCAGCAGGTAATGATAGTTGGAAAACTGTAAACTCTACTGATCAAGATTTTAATAATACATATAAATGCACATATTATGGTTTTACACAAACAAGTTACTTACATAGAGGTACCGGTGCAGCTGCAGGATATGCTGCTCTTATCAATGTAGGTGCACAATCAAACGATGTCAACGAAGATAAAGCTAACTTTAGTAATTGCGGTAATCAAGTAGATATATTTGCTGGTGGAGAAGGTATTCAAAGTAGCGTACATACAGGCGGTATTGCTGACACTAGGAATGGTTCGTATGATTTAACCAAGTATCAAGGAACAAGTATGTCAGGTCCACAAGTGACAGGAGTTGTTGCATTGCTTGCAGAGTCTTGGCCCAATATAACTCAAGCTCAAGCTCATGCTTGGATAGTTGATAACGCTAATACAGGTGAAATGGCGGACACAGGAACAGACGATGCAACTGATAGAAATAGTTTGCAAGGTGCTCCAAATAGAATGTTAAGATGGATAAACCAAAGACCACTATCAGGAGCAACGCTTCCTAAGAAAAATTTCGCAAATAGACCTACGTCAGGTAAAACTTATCCTAGAACTCGTGTAAGAGCAAGAGGATAATAGAAATGTTTATAAATATTACAAAAGAGCAGGTTAGGTGAAATGACTGAGATATTAACTTCAAAAATGAAGAACGATACAACTAGAATGTTTTTTGATGACGTTCAACTTAATAACTATTATGTACTCGTATCTTCAATTACTAGTGGAACAACACGGCAAAGTGCAGTGAACGCTCAGTATTATACAAACGAATTATTAGAAAATACTTTGTTTGGTAAAAAAGTCTTAGGCTCAGATACAAAATTTATGATTAAGTTTTATGATTGGCAAAAAGATGCTGTTTATGTTCAATACGATGATCAGGAAGATATGGATGGTAAAAGATTTTATGCCATAGTAAGTCCAAATAACAATGATACCGGCGATTATAGAGTATTCAAATGCTTATCAAATAATAACGGTTCTGCATCTACAGCTCCTCCGAACTGGAACCCAGAAAACATTAGCCAAGTTTATAGAACTGCTGACGGTTATGTTTGGAAGTTCTTATATGTTATAAGTTCTGCAGAGTTCGAAGCGTACAACGCAATAGGTTATGTTCCATTAATTGGTTCTTATTTTGTACAAAACCCAGATCCTAATGCTGATGCTAACAATATAGTTTACGGTTCTGAGATTTCTGATATTTTCGTATCGAACCCTATTGATAATAACGGTTATAAAACTCAATCAGGCACATTGACAGCTGCACCAGGTAATGACGGAACTCTTACTTTAAGATCAGACGGTATTAATCAAATAACAAATTATTACAATGGTATGTCTATATACTTGACCAACTCTGACGGTAGATCATTCTTATACAAGATTAATTCTTATGTATTCGAAGCTGGAACAGGATATGGTAAAGCAAAAGTACAAGGCAATCCGTTAGGTGACGAAGTATCAAATATCGCGACTTTCACCATTTCACCAACATGCCTTATTGAAGGCGATGGAACTGGTGCTGTTGCTGTAGCTAATGTTATAGAAGGAAATATATCTACGCTACTTATTTTGAATGCTGGCACTGGTTATACAAACGTCACTGCTAAAATTATAGATCCGATATTTGATTTTGATCCAGAAGATCCTAACTCTATTGATATTAGAGCAAGTTTAAGACCAGTCTTATCTCCTGTCGGTGGACACGGTTATAATCTTATAGATGAATTACATTGTAAACATATATTATTCTATGGTTATATTACAGAAACAGATAACAATCAAATCGGAAAAACTGGTACATATTCTCATATTGCAGTCGTAAAAAACCCATCATTTGCAAGCGGAACATATCCAGATGTATTTGATAATAGAATTGAGATAGAAACTGATGATATAGCATATGCTGCTACAGGCGATACACTTCAACAATTTAACGAAGATAACGAAGATATTTTTAAAGCTAAAATTCAAGAAGTCGATGCCAACTCAAATACAGTTTTCTTATCTAATTATATGGGACCTTATCAAAATGCTGCTAATAACGACGTTTCGATAGATCAAACTAAAGCATTGGTGAATTCTACAGGGCAGAGAATGTTCATAAATACACCTACAGCAAATAATATTATAGAGTCTGACTACATTCAGCGCACAGGGCAAGTATACTTCATGGAAGACTTTGTTCCTCTTGCTAGAACGTTTATGTCTAGAGAAGAATACAAGTTAGTATTAGAATTTTAAGGAAAACAATAGATGCCTATTAACACCAATCTAAATATTGCTCCCTACTTCGATGATTTTAATCTTGAAAAGCAATTTTATAAAATCTTGTTTAAGCCTGCGTACGCGGTTCAAGCTAGAGAGCTTACCCAACTTCAGACGATACTTCAAAATCAAGTTGAACAATTTGGAGATAACATCTATAAAGAAGGTAGTATTGTTAAAGGTTGTAACTTTACTACTCTTGATGATTTAGAATTCGTAAAGTTAACTGATAAAACTGGATTTGATCCTGAAAGTTATATCGGAGGAATAGCAGATGAGTTGGTTAGTGGTGTAACTGTTTCTGTTGATACAAAATACGAAATCGTTGGTGAAAATTCTGGTCTAAAGGCATCGATCATTACGGCATCCCGCGGTTTTGAAACACGTCCTCCAGATCTTAATACATTCTATATTAACTATCTTAATACAACTGCTGGAAACTCACAGTTTATTGACGGTGAAAATCTAACAATTAACAAATATCGTTATAACGGTTCATTATTAATCGAAACATCGCTTAATGTAGCATCTATTAACGTTACTAACTTGACACCTGCTACAGGGAGTTCTTACGGTATACAAGCTGCTGATGGTGTTGTATTTCAAAAGGGTCATTTCTTATTTGCTAATGCTCAAACTTTAATTGTTTCTAAGTATACAAATCAGCCTAATGATCTTTCTGCTGGTTACGAAGTCGTTGAAAGTTTAGTTTCATCGTTGCAAGATCCATCATTGTTCGATAACGCAAACGGATCTAACAATGAAAACGCGCCAGGTGCAGACAGACTTAAAATGGTTCCGACTCTTACTGTTAAAACTACTTCAGTTGCAGACGTCGACTCAGGCTTCTTTACATTAATTCGTTATCAAAACGGATTTCCGGTTACAATTCGCGATGTTACTCAGTTTAACTCTATTAGCGAAGAAATGGCTAAGAGAACATATGAAGAATCTGGTGATTATGTTGTCAGTGATTTTAAATCTACTACAGAAAGACGAGGCACAGATCTAAAAGTTTTAGTAGGTAAAGGTACTGCATACGTTAAAGGATATAGAGTAGAAAACAGAGGTAACCAGGACGTTACTATTGATCCAATTACTACTACAGAAATTCAAGAAAATCAATCTACTTCGTTAGAATACGGTTCTTATGTTAACATTACTGCAATTCAGGGTACAGTAGACGTTGACTACTCGTCTGTAACTTTACAAAGATCTACTGGTCAAACAATTGGTCAAGCCTTTGTTGCTAACATTACTCCTACTAGATTATACTTATTTGGTGTTTCGATCTCTGTATCAAGTTATACATTTGCAGACGTCACACGTATTGTAGGTACTTCTGGTGTTATTACGATTGCAGCTGGATCAAAACTTAAACAGACAAACAAATCTCCTCTAGTATTTAATACTGGAACAAAAAGCTTAAAAGAGTTAACTGATATTTCTTTACCTGTAAGAGCACAAGATAGTTCAGTAAGTGTAACGAATGATGTGATTACAATAGGACCTATCGTTGGAGCAGACTTCGGTGTCGACAACTCAGATATGGTATTTGTAGATGCTTCTAATACAGTTATTCCTATTTTAAGTTATACAATGTCTGTTAACAACTCGATTTTAACGGTTAATTTAGATCCCGCAGCTAACTCAGATCCTGCTGGAACTCTTTATTTTAATAAAAGAGAATTAAATGTAACGCCTTATAACAAACAATCCGTCGATACATGGACTAAATTTATTTGGAATAACGGCACAACTCAGTATAATCTTGGGTTGCCAGACGTATATGAAATCTTAACTATTGAAGATAGTTCAAACGTTGACTACAAAGATAGCTTCAGATTGGTTACAAACCAAAAAGATAACTTTTATGATCATTCATATTTAGAAGTTATTCCTGGCAGACCTTTGCCTACAGCTGGTACGATATCTGTTAATTTAAAAGTATTTAAACCAAGTAATGCGACTGGAAAATATTTCTTCGCAATTAACTCTTATCCAGTAGATGATGTATCAGTTAATCTTCCTTCTGGCTATGTTCGTTCAACACAAATACCTGTTTATACATCAGATACCGGAAGAGTTTATAGATTAAGGGAATGCGTTGATTTTAGACCTTATAGAGATAAAGATGGTGGAGCAAGTTATACAGCTTCAGTTGAAGCTTCGGCTGGAGTAGTTACAAACGGCGTAGGAGATCAACAACCTACGTTCTCAGATTATACTTTTCAAATTCCAGCAATAAACGGAAGTTTAACTTCTGATATAGAGCATTATCTATCAAGAATTGACATGGTTACAATCGATTCGTTTGGTAAAGTAGCTACGATTAAAGGTACGGAAACAGCATCTCCCGTTCCGCCAAAAGTCGGTGCTGATCAATTAGTTATAACACAAGTAACAGTACCTGGTTTTCCTGCGCTTTCACCCAAAGAGGCGATAGATCAAAATAAAGATTATTACGCAGTAAAGACTAAAGCTTCTGGTGTCAGAAATTATACTATGAAAGATATTTCTGGCTTTGATAAGCGTATTAAAAATCTAGAATATTATGTAAGTTTAAACCAATTAGAGCAAAGTACACAAAATATGGTTGTGACTGATGAAAACGGTTTAACAAGATTTAAAAACGGTTTCTTAGTAGATCCTTTTAATGATACAAATATTTCTAACTTGCAGGATGCAACATTCTCTGCTGCTATTCAAAAAGATGACAGCATTTTATCTCCAAGTTTAACTACATTCCCTCTGGATTTAAAATATAAATCAGCAACAGGATCTAGTATCTTCCCATCAACTTCTGATGCCGAGATAGCTACATTAGGCAGAAATGATCATGCAAAAATCGTTGGGCAACCATACGGTACCAACTTTAGAAACTTAGTAAGTAACTATTGGTCTTATAACGGAACTGGTCAATTATCACCTAGCCACGATATGGCACACGATACTACATCGAATCCAGTTACTCTTGATATAGATTTAGTAACACCATTCACAGACTTTATAGAAAATTTACAAACATTTATTCCTTTGACTCAAACTACAGCCGTAAATACCGGTTCAGTTACGAGCCATCTTGGAGGTCGTACTTGGCAGACAGTAACTGATTTTACAGATACAACTAATACTTTAGGTATTGATCCTAATTCTGTTCCAGTTAACAATACAGTAGGTGACTTTGTATCAGATTTCCAATTCTCACCATTCATGAGAGCAAGAGATATTAAAATATTTATTGCTGGTTTAAGACCAGACACACCGCATTATTTCTATTTTGACGGTGTTGCAGTTACTGATAAAGTAAGAGCAGGCGATCCTGACTCTACAACAGCACGTGATGTTCAACCGTTCGGTGCCTTGTCCAGTACTGAAATTAGTACAGATTCAAATGGTATCTTAAGAGCGGTATTCGAATTACCAGGCAATACATTCTTCGTAGGAGAAAGAACACTGACTGTTGCAGATAGTAGTACATTCGGTGATATTAAATCTGCATCTACTTCTCGCGCATCTATGGATTATCACGCTTATAATATCTCTATAGAAAAAAGCAGTTTAACAACTTCTACTAGAGTACCAGAATTCGATATTACATCGACTGTAACTACGAGAAGCGTTGCTGGTCGACCATTTAATATCGATCCTTTAGCTCAAACGTTCTTTGTTAAAAGCGGTATGGGTAGAGGAGCAAACTCAATCTTTGCTTCAAAGCTTGATTTATACTTTAAGCGTAAATCTGAAGTTAACGGCATTACTGTAATGTTAAGAGAAGTAGTAAACGGTTATCCATCATCTGCAATCTTACCTTTCTCTAAAATACATTTACAAGCAAGTGCAGTTAATGTTTCAGATGATGCTAGCGCAGTAACAACCATAGATTTCGATGCGCCTGTAAGATTAGATATAGAAAAAGAATACGCTATTGTTATCATGCCAGATGCTAACGATCCAAACTATCTAACATTTACATCAAAAGTTGGTGGTACGGACTTAACGCCTGGTGCAACGCAAGGACAAGCTGTTGTTCAAGACTGGGGTGATGGAGTTCTATTCTCATCAACAAATAACATGGCTTGGAAATCTTACCAAGACGAAGATCTTAAGTTCACGATTTATAGACATAAATTTAACTCTGCAACCGGTGCAGTTACTATGACTAATGACGATCATGAATTCTTTACGTTATCTGATTGGACTGGAAGATTTAGTGATGGAGAAGAAGTATATACTGCTCTTGCTCTTTCAGGTTCGACAAGCGCATCTGTAACAATGATTTCAGGAACTAATGTTATAAGTGGTACAGCTTTAGGAGATACTTACGCAGCTGGTGATAGAATTCTTATCACTTCTGGAGTAAATAAAGAAATATTTGAAATCGCAAGTGTTGATAGTTCAACAGAAATGACTGCGACTAAGAAAATATCTTATCAAGCTGGAGCTGGTACTGTAGGTACACCTATCATAGCTGGTACTATATCGCATTATAATCCTTTAGAAAGAAGTATAATGCATCTTGTAAAAAGTTCTGCTACTAATTCTAAAAAGTTCTTAGCTGGTCAAACTATTACAGGTTTAAGAAGTACGATAGAAGGAACGATCGGTTCAGTAGATAATATTAATCTAAGTTATGTGCAGCCTTTAATTATGAAAACAAATGATTCTACCACTAGCACAGGATTACGCAGTGTTGTAACTGACCCTGCTAATACTTCAACTAGTTATGCGTTGCCAATGCAATTTGGTGCTAAGAACACTTTTAATAAGAAGGGTGTTACAGTATTTTCAAGATCAAACGATATCGCTTTATCGAAACCATTTGAAATTGTGGTAGATATGGCAAACGGATCTTCTGAAACTACTTCGCCCGTTATTGATTTAGAAACATCTTCTTTACTTGCATATCAATATAGAGTTACAAATACTGCTGATACTACTTCTAAATATATTAGTAAAACAATTGAATTGGCAGAAGACTTAGACGCTGAAGATATGGAAGTTGTTATAACTGCGTATAAACCATCTGGTTCTGATATTAAAGTTTATATTAAACCGCAGAATGTATATGACTCAGCATCATTTGCAAGTATACCTTGGATGGAGTTAGAAGCATTTGAAGGTGGAAGTTCATTTAGCTCAGATCTTAATTTACAAGATTATAGAGAAATCAAATATAGAGTTAAAGCTGCAAATCAAAATGGCGGAGTTATAGAATATACAAGTACAGGTGGAACTTTCTTAGGATATAGAAAGTTTGCTATACGTATAGATATGCTTTCACCAGATATTGCAAAAGTACCAACTCTTAGGGATATGAGAGCGTTAGCTTTGACATGATAAATCAGGGGTTAATTAGGGACAAAACGCGAGCAATTTTAAATACCGATGCCGCGGCTTTAAATAAATATAAGCAAGAACGAGCATTGCATAGAAAAGTAAATAACCTAAGCAAAGAAATTGATGATATTAAAAGTCTATTATTACAAGTTACAGATAGACTAGATAAGATAGAGAAGTAGAGATGGCAAAACCTAATATTCAAAACATTACCACTACACAAACATTTCAAAATTGGTTTGATAAAACCAACGAGATGGTAGATCTTATGCGATCATCCGTTATAACGGCAACAGCTTTAGGAGATTCTACAACTGGAGATGCTTCATTAGCCGGTGACTTTACAGCAAATAATATATTTGCCGATACATTGTTAAAATCAGATACTATTGAATCTTTTTCTAGCAATAACAGAATTGATCTAAACTCACCAATAAAAATAAACGGTAGTTCTAAACAAGTTGCTATATTTAATTTTAATACTGGAGCACAAACTAGATATACAGATGGAACATTATCTTGGGATATGGGCATTAATAACTCTAGTGACGGTGATTTCGTTATCGATACTGGTTCTGGTGATGTTAAATTTAAATTATCGACTGCAGGTACCTTAGATATTATTAATTTAAACGTATCAGGAAGTACAAATATAACAGGAGATATTGATCTTGACGGTACTTTTACAGGAAATGTAAGTGCAAATACTATATCATTTGTTACTGCAACTGGCGGAACATTTACTGGTGATCATGTTGGTGATATTTACGCTTCAAACGGTTCGACTAAAGTATTCGAAAACGGAAATGGTACTGCTGCTGGTGTAGCTCAATTTACAGGTAACGTTCAAGGTACTGTATCAAGTTTAACAAACCATTATACAGACGCGCTAGCTGAAAAGCCTGACAATTTAGGTGGACCAACAAATTTATGGTATACTGATACTAGAGCTAGATCCTCGCTTTCAGCAGGAACTGGTATGTCTTACGACTCATCTACAGGAGAATTTTCTATTGGTCAAACAGTAGCTACAACTTCAGATGTTACATTCGGTGGCGTTAGTGTTAATGGTTCTGTTGTTGCAACTGGTAATATTACTGCTTATGGCACTGTATCAGATATCACAATGAAAGAAAACATTACACCAATTGATAATGCTTTAGAAAAAGTACAACAATTAGGCGGCTACTTGTTTAATTATAAAGGTGATGATACACAAATGAGCGGTGTTATGGCTCAAGAAATTAAAGATGTTGTTCCAGGTATTGTCTACGAAATAGAAGACCCAAATACAAAAGAAACAGTTTATGCTGTAAGGCACGGAAATCTGGTTGGTCTACTAATCGAAGCCATTAAGGAATTAACTGAAAAAGTAGGCAAATAATATGGCTATCAAGGCTTCTGGCACTTTATCGATACAAGATATTGTTGATGAATTTGGAGGTACCGAACCTCATAGTTTAAACGAATATTATCGTGGTGGTGATAATGTATCTAACAACTCGTATAATCAAAACATTCCTACAAACGGTGAAATATCGGTAGGAGATTTTTATAGTGCAAGAGCCTCAGTTCAGTTTGCAATATTAGCATACGGTGGTGGAGGCGGTGGAGGTAACGGCTTTGCAGATGGTTCTGGATCTGGAAGAACCAATCAAGGTCGAAGCTCTGGTATTATGTCAGAAGCAACATATAATCTATACGTGACAAATGGTAATATAGGAACTGTAAATGTTCCTTCTGGAAATTATCTTGCTGCGGCAATTGCGACAGGCGGAGCTGGAGGATTTATAGCAAACAGTAACGGAACTTCTGCTGGTTTTGCAGGTGGAGGTACAGAATTCGGAGAAGGTGGTGCAGGCGGTGTTGTTAATAATATAGGTGGAGATGCACCTTGGGGACATTGGGGCTCAGGAGGTGGCGGAGCTGGTGGAGATAACGGTTCTGGATCGTATCTTGGTTATAACAACGATAGTCCTGGTGAAGCCGGTACTGGAGGAAATCAGGGTAGTAACATTACTATAAGTTTAGATTTAGTTGCTGGCGTAAAGTATTATGTAATGATCGGAGGCGGTGGTCAAAACGGTACAGGTGGAAACTATGCGGGTGGAGACGGAAATCCTGGAGCAGTTTTATATAGAATTAATAGTGATGAGTTGCCTCAATTTGTAGGAACAGGTAACAACGCTGACGGTGTAATCGCTCCAGAAGAAGCGACTGGAACTGAAGCGCTTAGAATAAAAAATCACGTTTTTGAAATTGTATTAACAAATAGTGGTGATATCACTACTACAAAAGTATTTTGAGGAATAAGATATGGATATGAAAAAATTCAAAGGCTTTTATCCATCTTTAGATAGAGCTTTAGATATTGTTCCGAATAATATGATACATTCTCTTGTTTTTACAAGAAGAGAAAATTCATTTACTGCTGCTCTTATAATGCATTACAGAGGTGATGAATATAGAGAAAAGTTTGAAGAACTAATTAATTATGATCTCGGAGCAGATTGGTATAAAGCAGCTTATAGAATTAACGTTGCATTTATGTGTGTAGACTTAGAAAGTATTGATACAGAATCATTAAGAGTTTATAAAAACCAACCACAAAATATCCCTACTGGAATAGAAGCTACAGATGATGTAGAAGATTGGCATGAAAATTTAGGTTATTATATTAACACTAAAACTAATGAAGTTTTAGGAACTAAACACTACATAAGAAGTTCGCGAGATCGCTGTTACAAAATTGATTATTATGACAAATCTGGCAATAAAATAAAAGAAGATCAAAGAGAAGTTATAGGCGAATATGAAGACTGGAACGGTCCTAAAGAAATCTATAATATTGCGGTAGAAGCTGGTGTCTCAACTGGGTTTGCTAAGAAAGTAAACAAAGATCAAGGCTATTTTATTGTTCACCAGGACTAACATCCTCAGCCAGATTTATATAAATAAAAGAAATTAGATTTAAAAAGGTACTCGAGAATGTCGTTGATTTCAGAACTAGGTCCGATAAAAGGCGCTAATACAAGATCCGAGGACTTGTTTGTCATTGTTAACTTGATCCAAGGTGATGACGGAACGAAAAACATCACACGAAAAGAGATGGTCCAAGCTCTTCAGTATGAAATATTCAATAGAATAACTATTACTGGCGGGACGATATCAAACGTTACGATGTCTTCTTCTACTCTTAACACAGTTATTATCAATGACTCAGCATATAATAACGGAACGATTACAGGTTCAGCACTAAGCTCTGTATCTATTATTAATTCTACAGCAAATAATCTTACTATTACGAGCTCAGATTTCTCTGATGGTACTGGTAACAATAACATCTTTACCAACACTACTTTAATTGACTCAGACATCCTTGATAGTGATGCCAACAATATGTTAATTGATAACTCTGATTTCTCTAATGGAACAGGCAATAATAACGTATTTACAAATTCACGTATCGATAACTCTGATTTTGCGAATGTTGCAATTGAAGGTGGTACTGCTAATAATCTAACTCTTACGAATGTTATCATCGACGAAATCGTTCTTGAAGACGCGTTGATGTCAAACTCAGTAATCATTACTACTGACTTTAGTAATGGTACAATTCGTGACACAGCAATTTCTGGTAATACAACTATCGTTGACGCTAATTTCTCTAATGGCGACATTCGTGACACAGACTTAGATAATGTTGATATTACAAACTCTCGTTTTTCAAATGGTCAAATTTGGGATACAACTGTAAGCAACTCAACTATTATTGACACGACTGCAAATAACATTGTAATGACATCTTCAATCATATCAAGTTCTGCACTTAATGATAGTACTGCTAACAATGTTAACGTTACAAACTCAGACTTCTCTGATGGAACCGGTAACAATAACATCTTTACCAATACTACTATTCAAGATGGTACACTTGCTAATAACGTTATTACCAACTCATCATTCCAAGGTACACTTGATAATGTAACTGCTCAGAATATGACAATCACAAGTTCATCAACTGAAGGACTTGGTCAACAAAAATCAGTTATTGAAAATTCAGAATTTAAAGATGGTACTGTATCTAATTCATCAATCGAGGAAAGCACTCTTGTTGATTTTGATATGGATATTACCAGAACATTCGAGCCTATGCTTGATGAAGATAGTTACTTTGCTCTAAAGAACGTCAAAACTGGCGATACAGAGAAAATGACTTATCGTCAACTTTACAACGAATTCTCAAAGAAAACAGAAAAATCTCTTAAAGTACATGTTGCTTCGGACGGTAACGATGATTATCCTGGTACAATTCTACAACCAGTTCGTACATTAAAACGTGCTGAGAAAATTGCTTTAGAAAAAGCTGGCGGATCTTATGATCGTAACGCAATTAATGATGCAGTTCACATTTCAGTAGGTCCAGGTACTTATTATGTAGATGAGCCTGTCATGTTGCCAGATGATTGTTCTATGACATCAACTGCTGGTCAGTACGCTACTGTAATTCAGAAAAAGCCAGGTTGGGAAAGAACAAACGGTATCTTAGTTGGATCTGGTTGTTACGTCCAAGGTTTCTCTTATATGAACTTTGAGGTAGATAACTTTGACCAACCTGAAGGTGGTTTTGCTATCGCTTACAGACCGGGTGCTCTACTAAGACGTTCTCCATATCTTCGTGACTCTACACAGCTTTCAAACTTTAATAGACTTGATGTTGAACCTCCGTTAAATCCGTTTAACTCAAAAGGTACCATCCTTGATTTAGGTCAGGAATTCTATTTAGTTGCAGGTCACTCTGCTCAAACTCAATTTGAAGTTGATGATGAAGTAACATTCTCATCTGGTGCAACAGGTTATGTTTCATATATTGCTGATATTGATACTAACAGACAAATTTATGTTCGTAACCTTAAAGGTAATGTTGAAGTTGGAGATATTTTATACGCGCAACGTGGTGGTACAGGTACTATCGAGTCAATCGGAATTGATGATTTCCCTAACAGACTAGTTGGTCGTGGCGGTGGTTGTCTACTCGCAGACAGAGCACAACTTGATACAGA